CTTGCGGTACTCATTTAAAGTAGTAGCCCCCACGCAGCGGAGTACTCCTTGTGCCAATGCGGGCTTGATCATGTTGCTGCCATCCATAGAACCTTCTGCAGCCCCCACTCCTACTAGGGTGTGGAGCTCGTCGATGAACATGATAATCTGACCTTTTGACTCGGTGATTTCTTTCAGCACTGCTTTCAAGCGGGCCTCGAACTCCCCGCGAAACGCGGTACCCGCTATCAAAGATCCCAGATCTAAGGCTACTAAGCGCTTGTCCTTCAGAGACTCAGGCACATCACCGTTGACGATGCGCTGGGCTAATCCTTCCACAATAGCAGTTTTTCCTACTCCCGCCTCACCGATCAAGACTGGATTGTTCTTGGTGCGCCGACTGAGAACCTGGATGATACGTCGAATTTCTCCATCTCGACCAATGACCGGATCGAGCTTGTCATCTCGAGCTGCCTCCGTAAGGTCTCGGCCAAACACCTCTAAGGGTCGAACCTCTTCCTCAGGATCTTGGTCAGTGATACGAGTGGAGCCCCTAAGCTCTACCAGAGCCTGAAGAATAGTCTCGGAGGTGATTCCAGCATTTGCAAGTAGTTTGCCGGTATCACTCCTTTTATCCACTGACATCCCGTAAAAGAGGTGCTCAGTGGAGACGTACTCGTCCCGCATAGCGCCAGCCTGCTTAAAGGCCTCATCCAGGACTTTATTGAGACTGGGGGAAAGATAGACCTGGGCGTCGCCGCTCACTTTGGGAAGGCGGGTAAGCCGATCTTCCAATTTCTGGATGATTCTCTGGGGATCAACTTCGAGTTTTTTCAGGAGGGGCCGGATGAGGCCCTTTTCCTGAGCCAAGAGTTCGCGCAGCAGATGAGCCGTCTCGATCTGAGGGTTATTCAGACGACGGGCCAACTCTTGTGCTCCATGTAAGGCTTCCTGGGCTTTCAGAGTTAAATTGTCAAAGCGCATACAATTCCTCCGGTTTGTTTAATCCCTTTTTACCAAGGGTAAAAGCGTTCCACTGCCGTCAACGAAAAGAACTAAACTACGTTCCTGTCGCACGGTGGCGTCAACAAACCACCATAAGACATGGGGGTTTGAAGTACAGCGAATAGGCCACCATAGGGAGCAGGAGTTCGAAAAGATTATTACAAGCCGTGATGTAAAATTAGTATCTTTGCTATTCACTTTCATAAACCGCCCAGCCAACCACTCGGCTAGGATCCCAGCGAAGGGAGCCACCCCTACCACTCACCATGTCTTCGAACTTCATACCATGATCCTCATTAGCGATGGCGACTGCCAATGAAGCAATTTCGGGCTGCAGTTGGGAGACAATGGCCAACACGAAAGTAATGCCCCGCCGCCGCAGAAAAGCGATAACCTCTTTAGTGAAAGGGCTGTTGGGGACGTCACCACACACAGTACCGAACTTAGGTAGTAGGTCGAGGGAAATTTTGGCTATGGCATACTTCTCATCCTCGCCCACCTCCAGAGTAGTAGCGCCATTTTGTTGGTAGCTTTTGTCCCAATGGTCGTAGAAATCCAAACCTGCAGCTCCTATAAGATCCAGAACTAGAACATTCTTGATCTCTTGGGGCAGCTGCTGGTCTAACAAAAACTCTCGGTGACAAATTTCACAAACTGGATCCATCTTTAATCCTCCCAATCTGGTAATTCGCACCACTCAGGATAAAGTTCCCAATCTGGGCTCAGAGGCCTCATATCGGATTTTAAACAATACTGTTGATCGGGGATGAGCGGCCCATATGGGCAAGATTCACAACTCACTACTTCAAACACCACCTGATTCCCTGGAGGCCCCAAAGCAGCCTTCTTAGTTTTCATTCTGTCCTCCTGTAGTTCAATATAGTATCCCACACCTTCTCTGCCAGCACGATACTTGGAAGCCACATCTTTAATCCTCCCAATCTGGTAATTCACACCACGCAGGAAAAAGTTCCCAATCGGGGCTCAACTGCAAAAATCTGAGTCCATCCCATAAATGAGTGACTAAAACGAATTTGCGTTGAGTCCAAATTCGCTCCGATTTAGTAAGTATGATGACCATCACAGTATTCAGCTCCTATAGTATCCCACACCTTCTCTGAAGGAATGGGAATGAATTTCCCTACTGCGGGGTCCCAAAAATCATAACTGCCGTGACCAAACCAAAATTCGTCTCCTACTTTGGCTCTTGTCGTTTGGGGGATATGCCGAGCTCTCACCTTTTCTCCAGCACGATACTTAGAGGCCACATTTTTTAAGTGGCCATGATAGCGGTTAACCTGTGGGCGAAAGATACTACCATCCGCCTTCACATAGATACCGTGGCAATCTTCTCTTATTAGAGCCATTATAAAACCCTCCCTTACCAAATGTCACTACCCTGAAGAGGGCACAACAAAAATCTGAGTCCATCCCATAAATGAGTGACTAAAACGAAGTTACGTTGAGCCCAAATCCGCTCCGATTTAGTGAGTATGATGATCATCGGGGTCATACTGTCCAAAAAGCCCATGCCAGCAAAGTTTTACCGCCTGATTCAAAGAGACGAAACCCCCGAGCCAACCTCACTAGCAATGGAGCTCCAGTTACCACAATGAATGTCATCTAACTAACCTAGCCCTCTTAAAGCACTTTTGGCAAGAAAACCGCTGATTATCAGTCATTTTCCTGATTCCGTTGAGGTGACCACATTGTGGGCATTGCCACCGTAGCCGCAACACGGTCACAGTCAACATTCTCTTGACAGGCACTAGCTGTTCACTAACTTTAACTATCGGTGTCTTACTCCCGTGGGGGCTTCGAGGGCCTCGTTTTAACTTCACATAGGGATTTTGGCACTTCTTAACCTTCTGATGTACCCGTTGCCTGGACACACCAAGCTCCCTAGCAATTTCACTAATGCCATAACCTCTAGCTCCCCTCCCACCCTTTCGGCGAATTTGTACGATACGTTCTCCCACCATAACAGTTAAAGTTTCACCATCAAAGGCTTCCACATCGTGATGTGGGGAAAATTCTACGCCAGCGACAACACACAAAGTCAGTTGACCTTGGGAGTATTGCCGCTGAATTGTGTGCACCTCCCAGGGGTAGTCATCAGGATTGGTTTCTGGTGCTGACAAGTAATGCCGCACCAACAAGGGGTCATGTTGCAAAAATTGCTGCAAGGTGGTCATTTTACCTCCAAGCCTCCCGAAGAATTGACAACAAATCTACAATTCCCTTGTCTGAGGAAACATGGAACGCGGCGGTATGAAAAGGTAAAACACTCATCCACCGAACATTGTAACGTAAGAACACCTCTTTGCTGGTGAGTACGAATATTATCATTCTTCTAAAAGCCGAAAACTAACAATTGTTTTCATGGAGTCCACCGCCTCAATCGGGCATTCTCGCCAAACGAATTGCCCCACACATTACAACTAGCCACAAGCCCCATATCGGCAGCCAAAACCACCAGGGCACGTGAATCCAATAAGCACGTATATGTGAAATATAACCTTCTAGTCCCAGCCAATCCTGGATCGTCGCCAAGAGCAGACACGCAAACCAAACCCCCAGAAAAAACCCTTGACCCAAAAACCTTGAACGCAGTTTCATGTTTGCCCCTCTCCACTCTTTTTGTCCATCTCACTACCCTATCTCATAAACATTTGCCGCTGAAAGACGTGGTATACCAGTATGCCCTCACGATCATGACTTATATAGACCTCACAAAATTTGCCACTGACAATGTCTTGAACTCGGAAGATCCCCCCATAAAGGTCGGATTCAACCTTAGTGACGACAATGACATGCATTTTAGAGTGCCACATTCTTTGGTGGCGGCTCCAACAAACTACGAAGCATCTCCACCAAACCCAGCTGCGCCTTAGGATGCAAATGAGTTTCCGGAAATTTCAGGTAGATCTTGAAATTCCCCTCCATAAACGCCCGCGCGATCAAAGCAATCATACCCACAATATGGTTGGTGCCGTCGCCTGCAGTTCGTAGCTCCGCAACAGTTTTGGGCATCTTAATGTCTTGGCTACCTAGGACCATATCGAAATACTTCTCAATGCCCCACTCAATCAAAGCATTGAGCTCCTCTTGGGTCAAAGCGGCCGCACACTCTAGAGTTCCTGGTGAACCAATCTCCACTGCGGAAGGCACCTGGATATCATAAGGTAGGTTAGCACTAGGAACAAAGACCGTCAAAGGTTTAGCCAAGACACAGCACGTATCGGGGCCCACTTTCACCAGAGTGGGTATGCTGTCAACCACCTCGGTTATGCAGTCTATACGCTTCTCACACTTCTCACAAAGTTCTTCCGGAATGTACTGTCGCAACTTCATGTCTCTACCTCCTCAAGTCGGTTAAAATTGTTGACAAGTGCTACACCCCAACAACTCCCAAATGGCACCTCATTCATACGGTACCACCAAAAAATACTTCGAACAGGAAACAGTTCAACAAAAGTTTCCCACTTAACGAGCATGATCACCAATACCAATGGCTGCTCTCCCGTGGCTTGCAGCTGCCCCAATCAAGCATTTTCATAACCAAGATAACTGCGAGTTGCCAATCTCCTTCCCGCGTAGCCCTCAAATAGCCATCGGTCAGATTTCCCAGACAGACCATATCGGACCACAAAGAGGGGTGATCATGACTACCCAGTTGCTTGTTGCTTTTCAGGGAGCAGAAATCTACACCATCTCTTCTAAGTGTCAACTTTAACCTCACCCCCCGAAATCCCCAAAATTTGCGCTGCATATAGATAGGTTTAGTAATCACCACTAAGTGCTTTTCATGTAGCTGCACCTTATCTACACCCCAAATACGACTAAAATCAGTGGCCATAATTATTCACCATTCTAATAGTTGGCACTCCTCCTCCATAAACCAACAACAAGTAACGGTTTTCTGAGGTTGGGTTCACAAACCTGTACACCTGATCCGCTTTTAGAAAGATATGCATAACTTTGGCGGTGATGTAAAAGACCTTAGTCATTTGACACATAAAGGATCAACAGTGCGTCGTGCCAAGCACTCAAGGCGGAGAGTGTCCTCCAAGTGTAACCCTTTATAGTAAAGACGGCATCATAGAAATTAGACTCTACACCACAAACTACGAAGAAGGTTGTTTGCCAATTTCTCGCCAACGATTCCCCTCCGCACGATAGACTTTTGGGTGAGCAAAAAGGTAGATCGCGTCCGCGACGGCATAAAGGGAAGCGAACTCCGAAATCCTAATGTAAAAGGTTTTCATTGCGTCACAAAGAAACGACCAAGACCCGCAAGTTTTTTAAGGGTGCCAGACGAGTATACGAAGTAACGATTGCAAACCACGCCTTGTTGGGTAATATAATATACTTGGTTGCCGGTGCCTGGATGGCTGGTTAAAATAAAAAGAGTTACCATTGTAGACTCGGTATCGATACGAAGTAGCAATTGCAACTAATGTAGTATACTCGGTTACCGGTACACGGATGTTTGGTTAAAATGAAGATTACCAAGTTTCTTGTGAACAAACGTTTCAAATTCACCCCCTGATTTTTGGTGGTCAAATATTTTAGTGACTATCCCGGTCCATGCCATGCTGCTCCGTGATTGTATATAGTTCCGGGGGGTGGCTTACTCCATCCAAGTGCTGATCCAATCGCTTTCATCTCAGCTACTCCCTTTAGTGACCGTGGATCTCTTCCAACTATGTAGATAAAGTGATGGCCAAGTCGTTTGTAGTTTCCCGACTTGGCAATATACTTAAAGGCCCTACCATAGAGGTCAGGGCTGCATTTAATAAGGAACATCACACCACTTCCTGAAGAACATCGAATCTAGCCGCTTAAGGTGTATTATATTCTGGGACATGACAAAGAATTCCCGAAAGTTCTGCCAAGAATTGGTTGGTATGATTCCCTTGTAGAAGGTAGTTCCCTCTTGGCTAATAATATAGAAAACTTTCACCCATGGTGCCTTCATGTTTATAGAGTCTCACTGCGTAACCACAACCCACAACGTAACGTGCACTTGGGTGTGGAGTTCCCATGAAAGCTATGTTTTGGATAGTCCGGGTTAGAATAAAAAATATCATTTGTCCCACTCCAGTGCTAATACGATCACTCATCTGGCTCGTAGATGACATGGATCAGAACATAGAGGGCATGCCAAAGGGCTTTACATTCCAGACACTTCATTTCGTTTGATGTCCATTGGTCGGTCATGTCCAAGAAGCCTGTCTCTTCGATATTCCGGCTTTTACACCAGGGGCATTCTTTGCCCTGGGAGGCTACATATGCCTCAATTTCTTCCTCAGATAGTGTTCTCATCACTGCTCTCCAGTTCTAAAGGTTCCCTACCATTTTTTGAAGGACCAAAATTTGGCCCAATTATAAGGTCAAAAATAAGGGGGGCACTAAGTGCCCCCCTCTGGTTAGTGGTTAGGCGAGATCAGAAGCCTTTTCCGGCGCCGCCTTGGGGGTCTCAGCCTTGGGAGGCTCGGCCTTGGGAGCCGATTTGGTGGTGATCTCCGTTTTGCCCAGAAGCTTGCTGGAATCCACGATAACGATGTGGTTGACATTGTCGGGCAGGTCGTGGTTGTCCTTGCTCAGGATCACCACACCCAACTTCGTGAGGGTACCCTGATCAGCGAACCCCTTGAGGTAACGGTAGCTGCGGTTGTACCGCTGCCCGTCTTTCCAGGTGTCCATCGTGCCACCAACGAACAGCTGCTTGAGAGAGTTGACCACTTTCCCCACCGGCACCGCGGGGCAATCCTTTCCGTCAATTTTCAGCTGACGAACTTTGCCCTTGTTGGCCGGGTCAGCAACCTGCTTCAGGATGTGAATCAGGTTGGCTTTGAAGGCACTCATCGCGCCAGTGCCCCCACGTTGTCCACCACTCGACATCACCTCATCCAATGTAATCTGTTTGACTGCCTGTTCCATGTTGTGCTCCTCCTGTGAAGGGTTGGGTTAAGTTAGAACTTTTTAGTTCCAACTTTATAAAAATATTTTAATGTCCCAAATTGGCTGAAAGCAACGTCTTTTCTATGGCTAAAATTTTTTAGTGCAGGTCCGCTCCGCTCCGGTAAAAACGTGACATCTTTTTTTATTTAATTTTATTTGCGCGATAAGGTATTTTTCAAGGCGTTTTTTTATGAAAAAATAATTTAAATTTTCTAAACTTCGAAATGGAGCCCCCAGAAGAGAAACTTCGAAACGGACTTTAATTTCGTTTAGAAGTTTCGGGAAACCGCATCTCAAAAAAATAAACTTCTAAACGGACTAATTCAAAATAAACTTCTAAACGGGCTAAAACTTCGTTTAGAAGTTTCATTGTAGACACCACAATTAAAATTCTCCGTTTAGAAGTTTCGCTGCATCCACAACCCATATATCTTTTCGTTTAGAAGTTTCGAAAAGGCCGCCCCTCTATTTTTCGTTTAGAAGCTTCATTGTAGTCATCCCTTTCATTTCTCCGTTTAGAAGTTTCGTTGTGAGACACCCCTTTAAAATTCTTCGTTTAGAAGTTTCGGACTCGCCTCCCCCGTTTAGAAGTTTCTCTGCGGCCTCCCCATAATCTTTTCGTTTAGAAGTTTCGAAAGGCATGCCCTTTCATTTCTCCGTTTAGAAGTTTCTCTGAGGCCTCCCTATAAGTCCTTTCGTTTAGAAGTTTCGATGTGTCCTCCCCATAATCTTTTCGTTTAGAAGTTTCATTATGAGAATAAATTTTGAGGGGGTACCTGTATGGCTCACACCTGCACCGCCTAGGTAGAAATCTTTTAAATGACCACCTTATGCTCAGTAAAAGTTATAGACTTGGCTCCAACTATATCTGGCGAGTACCACCCCCGCCCGGCGCGAACTTAAGAGGAATGGGTGATGGCAGACGTACAGGAAAAATTTAGACCTGCTAGTAAGCAGAGTAGAGTAAAAAGAGTAAGGGTTAAGGTGGTGAAAGTTGAAGATGGATGAATTAGATTACCGGTGAATTGGTATCTAGGGGCTCAAAAGCGATCTAGAGAAACCCCTTCATCGAGGAGAAATTAAAACAGTTTGGGGAAAAAAGTTATTCGATGGTTTCCAAGGTTATCCTGACCTTCTCAGGTGAGGGCGCAGGTCCGATAAAGGATCTCATGATGTACGCATTTGTCATCGCGGGGAAGTCTTGCCCAGCTGCAGCAATATAGCGAGCCGATCCCCTCTTCTCACCACCATCTTTGTCGTTCTTGTCCAGTACCATGATTACTTCAGCTTTCTTGGTCATGCTCTTCTCCTTTTAAAGTTTAAGGTTGCCTACGGCCTACTTCCCAAGTCCCACTCCTTTTCCTCAAGGAGCACACTATTGAAATCAAACTTTCGGTAGACACACCGCCTTTCTTCAACAAAGTACTCACCATCCGCAGCAGCGAGCAGCTCAGTACTGAAGGTGTAAAACAGCAAGTCGCCGTTCACGGAGTCGGTTAAGACCAACTTAAGGTCAACTGGCAGTCCCCTGTCTTTGAGGTGTGTCATCATAGTTGACATTAAGATTTCGAGTTCTTGCCGCAAAAGCTCTTCAATAGTTTTACTCATGGGCGTTCTCCTTTAAGGTACTTGCGAAGGTCATTACACATCTCCTGTACCCGGAAGAGTTCGTAAGAGTCTTCAGGGAAGGAGTTTTCAAATGCATTCTCGACGATATTGATTGCCTCAGCAATTCCAATGACCACGGTTTTAACTTCTGTCTCATCGAAGTTGTAAAGATGAATCCAGGTTTCGTCTAGGCCCCGATTATCCCACTCCTTTCTATCGTGGCCCCACTCAATTACACCGTAAGGACCTCCTTGGATTGAAACTTCGATTTCAGAACCCTCAGCGGGTCCCCTTTCCAGGCGCTTGAAAAAATCCTCTTCAGGAGTTCCCATTTTTTCCTCCTCTTAAAAAGATGTCACAGCTAAACAGTCATCACAAAGCTCTTGACCCGAAGGACAGAGCTTGCCACAACGGTTACAGGGGAAAGCCCACAAATGGTCAAGAGACTCTTTGCAAGTAAAGCACAGCGCCTCTTCACATGGTGGTCCCTCTTCAAAGGAGATCAGGCACTCAATGCGTTGATTACAAAACTCACAGTCAGGTGGTTGGGGTTTGAAGAAGACGGTTCCACAGTCCACACATTTATAGGAGAAGGTTGTGGTTGTCATGTGAGAAAAGTTTGGGGGAGCCGAAGCTCCCCCAGTTAAAGGTTTACTCCTCAACTTCATCTTCAGGGGGCTGCTCGCCCACGTAGATGAAGGTCTTCAGTTTCTTTCCTTCTTCCTTCCCCTCGGATTTCCAATGGGGCGGAATGTGGCCCTTCTTGGCGCAATCGTTGAGGTAGTTGTACGAACGACGGTAATCGCCGCCGAGAAAGACATCCGCCAGCTTCCGCACGATAGCAGAAGCTTCCATCTCGGTGACGCCCACCGATTCAGCATGCTTGAACAGCTGAATCAGGGTTTCCCGATATGCGGACATCACGCTCGCGCGAGCGCGTCCACCTTTGCCAATCCCTTTTTCGTAGTCCTTCACTCCACTTAAGAGATTGTCAAAATCCACATCCACGAACTGCTTCTGTTCCATTGTGGCTCCTCCTTTTTATGGTTAAAGGTTAGCGATTCAACTTGACCTCGAGACCCATGCCTTCCCACTGTGACTTCCAGTAGTCGAGAGCTTGATCCCAAGAGCCGTGGACTTCGAGCAACTCTTCATACGACGCGTAACCCAGTAACTTAGCAAATGCTTCACGCGTCGTATCCAATTGAATACTCTTCCTGCCACCTGTACCGTCATGAAACGTAACTTCGAGCAACTCTTTCATTTGTGTCTCCTCCTTTTTACATTTATACCGGTTTAAAGGTGTTCCTCTAGGAGCCAGGAAGCGATAAGTGCGCAGACCTTGGCATCCCCAATCTCGTACCACTCTTTTGCCATTACGCGGTACTTATCAGCAATCTCCTTTAACTCGCCGGTAGGCACACGAAACTCTCCCTCAAGGGCTTCCAAGGCGGCCTCCTCGTCCATACCATACTGCCTCATTTCGAAAATGTACCGCGCTGCCAATATTAATTCGGTTTTCATAGCACCTCCTTAGGGTTCCTGGTAAATCACAAGCATGATTGTGGTTTCACCATCCTCCCAATGAGCTTCCCATCCCAAGGGATTCCAGGTTGGGTTTGCAATATTGGGATTTTTCCGGATTTTGAATTTGGGAAACCTGTCGGTGATGGAGATAAATTCGGTGAGAGCAACGGTAATGATAGGACCAGTTTCTGTGAAGCAAATTCCCATTGGATGAATTTCAAGGTCTTCCATGACACCTCCTTAAGGTTTGAAAGATTTTAAAACTTTCTTCACTTCTCTGGCTCGCCCACCGCGCCACGCTGCCAAGTTGCCAAGGATGTACAAAATGTTTCTTTCTAAGGCTTCGCCCTCCATACGGTCAGTCAACGCCCGTAATGCATAAGCCTTAGCATAACCTATGAAGCCCTTGTGGGTTGGGGCTTCAGCCACCACTGCACGTAAAGCATCATGAATTGTCACTTTCCCTCCTACTGCGATGTTAGTTGAGCCAAGCGCTGCTCATAATCATTCAGCTCTTGGACTGGTAAGAAACTCTTGAAAGCTTCATAAAATGGTTTAACATTGTTTACCCACACACAACATGGGTCGAGCATTACTTTTTGATTTCCTACATGAATGTGTAACCCCCCAAGATAGATCTGGATGTTCCCATCTCCGAGGTGCTGGACTTCCATGGTGATGGGGTTATCAATTTCCTCTCCAAACTTCCTACAAATTTCACAGTACTCAGTCCCTATTTCTTCCATTTCAGTTCATCCTCCTTATTTATTAAAGGCCTCAGGGAGCAAGCTTCTTAATGCCACCCTGTAATACTCATCAGGATCTTCACAGTGATATGTTTTTATCATCTCCTGGGCACGCCTCCAGTCCCAATCTGCTGCCTTATAAATCTTAGCTGCAACAGCCCAAGCAAGAGCTTCATTAATTTGGAGCTGCCTTGCCCGCGCTTTATCGAGGTGAGGCTCAATCCAGGTCAACTCTGAAACTTGAATTAAAGGTTCGTGGGGAGGAGGTTGGATCCCAATCTGTTCAAGCATTAAATGTCCAATTTCATGAGCAATTCCCATCCAGGCCCACGTAAGGTTTGAACCGATAGCGGCTTCAATGGTTGCAGGTGAAACCCCCCCATAAAAGGTTAAATGGGAACCCTCTTCAGATAGAGGCGTAGTAATAATGGTTGTATCCAACAAACCTTCAGGGATGTCAACAATTCCTTGATAAGGAATTGCAGTTCTAATTGCTTCGGGATTTTCGATGTGGGGATCGATCCACTTCTTTTCTTTATATAAAACCAAATCGAACATAATTAGATCCCCCTGTTTGTAGTCTTGCTTAGAAGGCAAATAGATGACTTCGGAGTGAAACGTAGGAAAGTATTTTAACATTCCGATTAGTCGATTAGGATGAAAGATCACATCATTATGAGCCGAGAACACTTCGATCGTCGCCCCCTCTTTAAGAACCCTGTTTAACTCTTTCCAGGCTCCGGCTCTGGGGTTTCGACCAATAAAGCGACTTGAGGTAACCTTATCAAAAACCCGGTCTTTGAAAGGAAGTTTATTGACATCAGCTATCACAAGCTTTGAAAGGTCACATTCTACCTCCCTCAATTGCTGAATCATTAAATCAAAGTTGCCGTCCCAATCTCTTCCATTGTCGACCGAAACATCGCTTTGAACCCCGCAGTCGAAACCACACCCCACCTCCAAAATCATTTTCATCCTCCTCGTTTCTCAAGGTGTAAGAAAAAGTAGACGCATTTACCAGCTCCATCTACTTCAACATCAACATCAAAGTATGACATTCCATGCCATCTCTCTTCGGGGAAGTGTGACATTTCCCTTTGCACGATCCCCCTTTTTACATCAAGATCCCATTCAGGAGTTCCAGCTTCGATGAAAAATGTATCACGAAGAAGTAGGCGTCCCCCGAGCTTGAGAAGGCGATAGAACTCCTTTTCGAGAATTACCTTATCACCTTCATCAACTATCCCCTCCCACATTGATCCACACCAAATGAGATCGTATGTCCCATCCTCGACGGGAAGTCTCGGATTCCTGTGGTCAATATATTGGGGATAGACAGTCCGGCCTTTAGTGTCGATAGGTTCGATAAGCTCCGAAAAGACTCCATCACAAAGATCAGCTCCTGGAAACCAAAGCTCATCCTCCCAACCACAACCTACATCAAGGGTTTTAGTCATTCATCCTCCTCTTTATTTCACTATGCATCGAACTCGGTGTAGGCACGCGACACACCTAGCCGACGAGCCTGGGGTTAAATTGCAAAAAAGTTTCTCGAGGCCACAATTACCACACTTCGCCAGGGGATCAAGATTCCCTGTTCCATCTTGGGTAAGAGAGAAATAAAAAGTATCATCACAAAAACAATTGGGGCACTCTTCATGAGCAGCATAGATCTCCCATCCAAGGTGTCGGGTAAACTCTCGAAGCTCGACGTGTTCAGAGATAGCTTCGTCGGCAAAGAGGCCCTCTGGAGTGCGGCCCCTATCAAACTTTGAGGGTATTTCCCACCTTCCATTGTCATGTAGGAGACCGAGCTCCCTCTTAAACGCCTCCCAATTCTCGCAGTAGTCACCACCTTTGATTGTAAAGGTGCGGGACACCTGTACTTCGAACGCAAGTCTTTTCATTTCAGCTCATCCTCCTTTTCCTCTTTTATTGCAACAATTTAATATCTTTAAAATCGTCGTCACTCACCCCACGTCTGCGAAGCTCCTCGCGGAGGAGCTCCCAGCACGTAAAGCAAAAGGTAAAAGTGTCCTCTTCACACTTAGCTGTCACCTTGAAAGGCTCTTTGCCACAAATGACGCACAGTCCTTCCTTGACACGCTGCTTTGCGAGGACTTCCACTAGGTTCATCATTTCAGTTCATCCTCCTTCTCGGAAGCTTTAACTACGCTTTTGAAATCGAGATTAGCCGTACGTCCGCGACGGTTCTCGAGACGTAGTACATGGCGGACGAAGTCGAGTGAGGTCCGGAAAATTGATATGTTGGAGCCCTTATTAGTTGCTCCAGGGCGTCCAAGGTACTTCTGTCGGTGATCACCAGAAGCTGTAGAACAAGATGCACATTGGTCGCGATAACCGGCTTTAATGATTTTTCGTTTAGCATCCAGATCAAACTCCTTTCCACAGGTTCGACAAGTTAGAATTTCCACCCCAACTACCTCCTTCCTTTTTCATTTAGACCGGTGGGGGCTGACAATGCAATCGATCCGGTGGATGCAGTTTTCGCACTTGACGTACTCTTCGGCATAGATCTCCCTCAACTTATCACATTCGTTGGGAAGGTCAACGTCCCAAGGGTCGCTATCGTATCTGGCATCCACCATCGCATAGTCAAAGGCCTCACCGAACTCCTCCTTAAATGCGGGCTCTACAACGGTCTTAACAAAGGCCTCCATGAAATCTTTGATCTCCCTTGGAGCGCGCCCCCGGGGATTTTCAAACCTCACCCGATCAAAGAAAAGGACAATTGCCACGCCAGCCATTTGCTGCCTCCTTACTTCGGTTCAAACCTGATGTTAATCCCCTCTGGAATGACGGACACCACGAACGATGGTTCTTCCATGTCGGAGAAAACCTGGGGGATGCGGATGATAGTTGCTGGAGGTTTTCCAGCTGTTCGAAAACAGCTCCAACACAACCTCCTCTTTGAAACATGCTCCATCAGATGGGCCTCCCTCGCAGTACACTCCACGCAAAGTAGTGACATGTGGCTCCTCCTTTTTTGGATGGGACTTTTAATATTTTCTGGCGGCGAGACTACCTACTTTGATCTTCCAGCCGAACGAGTTCCACCTGCCTTCTGTAGGGGCCCACTGCTTAGAGTCGGTAATGTGTTTCAGGCGGACTTTGAAGACTGGGCTAGCACCGTGTTCCTCCTCATAGACCTTGGCATACCTAAAGTCACCAGCCAGACCAATTTGACTGACCGACTCTTGGTCAGCAGGATAAGAACCATCGTACCTCAACATGTCGATCGGAAAGTTGTATTTCCCCTCTACCACATACTCATGGATCCACATAGGCATTTTTTGGTTCCTCCTTTAATCAAAGGGGGTACTTAATACCCTCTTTGCTTAACAAAGTTAATTGCGTTTTGTTTTACGGCGTCAACGATCTTTTGTAAGCGTTGAACGAAGGAGTCATAAGTTTCATCTTCAACCCCAACCCGGGTGGGACTAACACCAATTTCAAGGCAGAGTTCAAGGTTGGAAACTTCGTCAATCGTTATTGTCAAGTAGAGGAATGGATCATCTTCCCCTACACCCATCTCGACCGTCACGGGTAGCTCACAGTCTCCATGAAAAGCTCCCTGAAACCATTCCTTAACAACCATTTGATCCATTAGTTTACTCATCTTGAACCTCCTTTATTATTCTTCGGTCTGCAAGTTCTCAAAATTCGGGTCAGTGTATACCAGTTTAATCCCCATGCCAGTTCTCTTTACCTCCCACCCTTGAGGAAGGTGGTCATAAGATTGATCAACGTAGTTGTAACTCCGACGATACCGTTTCTCTGGTGCAACGCCATCAAAGAAGCCTTCGCGGCTTAAAATTCCAGCAATTGCCTTTACTGGAACTTCATATACCTGCCGCGAGACGGCATCAACGAGAATCTCTTGGAGCTTTTGCCGAAACCTAGCCATCACAGAGGATGGGTCTGAGGGTTTTCTACCGCGTTGGCTTTTGTAGCCAACAACCTTGTCAAGCAAGGTAACTTCGGTGGGGGGTGAAACTTTCTTCTTCTTGGTCATAGGTCAGTCCTCCTCTCATATTTTTCGTTGACCTTAGTAAAGTAAGAAATGAGAGTTCTCCACATCCCGTCTAACACCTTGTCCACCTCACCAACACAACTTCTGAAACGGAAGTCTGCGTGGTCGATTTGATCAAGATCATGAAATACATCCACGAGAACCGTCAAAACCTGAACGTCAGTAGCAACAATACAGTCAATTCGTTGTTCACATTTCTTGCAAGCTTTTTTCATCACTCCCTCCTACCCTCCATCATCAGAATCTCTTTGTTTGAGCCAATCTAGATGCCCTCGGAACTCCTCGATTTCCTTACCCAGGGAAGAAACGCCAAACTGGTCAAAGAGAATTTGTAAGGCAAGGTAATCCCCCTCATAATCACTTACCGAGTCTTTCCACTCATCGTGGGTTAGCTCCCAAGCATTTTCAATTGAGTAGCTGAGATTTTCAATCGTAAACTCCAATAACTCCCTCACAATAACACATTCAGGGGAAATTGTGCAGTCAACACGCCGTAAACACTTTTCACAATAAGTTAGGTTAGGCAGCGACTTTAACATTTTACAACCACCTTTAGTTTAGAGATTATAATCCAGGTTCTCTGATATCGACATCGCTCTTTTACTAAGCAGGTAACTCTGTCTTTGCACCACCTACATGACCAAGCTCCTGCCCTTCTGTTAGGGTTGAAGATGAAGATGCCCCAGTAAGGGCGCCGAAAGAAGTCAATGTAAAGCCCCTGCTTAAACGTCAATCCCCAACATCCAGGGTTTTTCCATGGCCAATGAATCTTCATTTTATTCCTCCTCACCAGTAAACGCGTTTAAAGTGATCTGCCCAATACCGTGAGGTGCACACATTAACCTTAACTCGCTTGCGGCGGAACTTGCAGGGGGGACAAAGATCTATGAAAAATTCGGGAGGTTTAAGTGGTCCAAGCCTTGCCAACGCCTCCCTACCAAGCTTCGTTATAAAGTAAAAACCCCACTCCCGCACAACCGGGGGCCTCTTCTCAATTAGGCCCGTTACCAAAAGTTGTGCCACGTACATTGCGGATGGGCGGCCTCCTACAATATCTCCCCACTGAGCTTTACCTTGACTAAGATGTTCGAGGGTTTGATGGGCAAGGGACTCCTCTAAAATGGAGAACCTGCCACTCTCTAGATACCTCCACACCCAAGTCCTTTGCCACGGTAAAAGGCACTTTCGGGAAACGATGCAGTCAATCCGCTTCCCACAATCATCACACAACTTGGACATTTGTTTAGGGGTCATGATTCTCCTTTCGAGGGTCTTCGTAAAGGTCTAGCTTCGTTTGCTCTTACAAAGAGTAAACAGTCAACCCGACTGCAGCAAGACCCACACACACCTCCTTCGGGATACACGTAGAAAGTATCGCATACCAAGCACCAGCTGCCATAGCAACGTTCACCCTTTGGGGAAATCGTTTTATCGGGGGTGGCCTGAAAATTTTTACAGTTAGGACATCTTACAGTGATCCAGAAAACACCCGCGTGTTCGAGGGCCTCGTAGACTTCATTCATGTTCCACCTTATGAAAGTGTCTTTAGAGTTTCATTGACCATGCCTTCAGCTTGGGTTACTAAGTTTTTACGGGTTAGTCCTCTCCCCTTCATGGTGTTCACCCACACCTTAAAGCCTACCATGGCAACCTCCATGTAGTCAATGGGATTAAAGATATCCAACTTCCAACCCCGAGAACGCCCACTCTCAGCATCCCCATCATCCCAATATCTATGGGCACTCCACTCCTTCTTATAAAGGTAAACGACAATGCACAAAGCATTCCACAAGCCAACCTTTTTGTCAATGCATATCGCATGAACTGTCGAAATGTACTCACTCCTGTTCAAAGGGGCGTGGTTCCATTGTCGGTCAAGACCCAAGATGCGGCGCAACTCTTCAGGCCATATCGGGATCTTTATTTCCGACGAGGAAATTTTGGTGATGGGATATCTGGGGACTGAAGAAGGTTGCGTGAAAGAAAGGTTAAGTGTTGCGAAAAAGTCGTCGCACAGTTTCTCGGTTAACAAGAGGGTGCTTTCACACCGTGGACAAAGGTCTAAGTTACTAGAGACTTCCTTGTCGCACTCCACACAAACGGTTGTCATGGGCTCCTCCTTTAAGCGATTTTGCTAATATAGGTCACTCCTTTGACTTTAGTGAAGATGAACAATTTAGGCAAACACGCCACCACAAAACGGTGAGCGATCGCGAAGTCCAAAAAGTATAGGCTGGGAAAGCTGCGGAAGTTGTCAAAGAACCTGCGGATATACCCTACCACACGCATCAAGGGAAGAGGCTCATTTGGTTCACGCTCAACCCACTCCTCGTAGATGAGGATTGCCATCCGCCTAACAATCTCAACACGAGAAATGCTACCTAACTCAAGGTAGCATTGATTGAGCGGATAAATAAGGCACTCGACCCTAAAGTAACACTTGTCACAAGGCTTGCCAGGTTTCATGGCTCACATTCCACCTCGGTATGTCCGATGCGGGGTATCAGCATGCACTCTAACTTCTTAGGACAGATTCCACAGCCTTTGGAGTAGTTGCGAAAAGCAACACCTTCAACCACGACGTAGGACTGGTTGCACGAAGGACAATAACCAAAGCAGTCCCTTTGATTTAACCCAAACCATTGGAGCAGTCCACAATCTGGGCAACGCCACTGCAAGTCGGCACGCCAATCTGCGGAGTTGGTAGTGAGGAATGTAAAGTCGGAAATCTTCCGGACATAAAGAACACCTGCGCCACTCTCGAGATCTGAGGCGAGGTTCTTAGCAGCAGAGACACGATCTTCACCAGCCATAACAATTTCCACATAGGCTGGGACATAGAAGCGGAACGTTAACTTAGTTTCAGACTTGACCCTTTGAGTCATTTTGCTCCTCCAATCTACCTAGCTGATTTGTACTTCACCACCGTTATCCAATCAGGAAGAGCGTCGTCTACCCAATCAGGGATGCAGAAGACGACACTCTTGAATCCGAAGGGAATTTCTTCAGGGATGTCGAAGATACCAGCGTCGGTAAAGACCACAACTTGTTTTATGTTGGGCCTAGTTTTGTGCACGTGCTCAAGGGTGGACATCATCTTAGTACCTCCACCTCCCTTAACTTGTGGGGGAGTCCCACGGTAGAGGTATTCAGGTCCTTGGAAGGCAGCATCGAACTCGTACACCCAAATTGAGAAGCCCATCCTGTAAAGTTTGTTTATGACGCTGTAACACGCACCAATGTCTTCGGGACCCATTGAGCCAGAGGTATCTTGTAAGACGTGGAGCTCTCCGGCAGGTTCATACCTTGAACCTGGAGGACGATGGAAGCGTCTAGAGATTCTGCGTTTGTGGAAGTACTGCTCGTCGGTCAGCTCTGACGACTGCGCAAGCCTCATGAGCACGTTGCGGAAGTCGGCGACAGCCTCAACCTTGTAAACGTCCCTCAAAGCTCCTGCAGGCTCCGTACCAACAATTTTAACCGCGTTGGCAAAAATCCTAGCTGCAAGAGCGTTTGCCTGGGACGGTTCACACTCAATAGTCCATTCATGCCCAAAGTAGGAACCCACCAAGTCCTTAAGAGCTTTTCCTGCTTTAGGGTGCTCGCATCCACACTCTCCTTGCCCTTTTCCACCACCAAGTAAGGAAATACCATGTTTGGGACATTTCCCTGCTTTGGTGAGGTGGTGAATATACCATTCAGCTGTCTTGTGTTCTGGAAATCCGAACATGTCAGGGGAAAGTGCTCCCTTGGGTGAAGAGTATTGGACGTGGGTCTTCGCGAACGAATTAATCGCGAGATCAAACCCAACATTCTCCACAAACAGCCGAAGGTGCATTGTAGTCCACTCTGTGGGGTTTTCGGGTAACTTTGAGGACATAGCACTTCCCCGCCAGGGGTGTTTGAAAAGGAAGTGGAGTAGCTCGTGGAGTAATACCCACAGCTGCTCCGTTGCACTGTACTCGAAGAAGGGTTGAGGATTAACTATGATCACCAATTTATCTTTAGTGACCCTCATCCCCGCAGCAAATGGAATTTCTGTGCTGACCTCTTTTATGGTACACGCCAAGACGTGGCCATAGAAGGGACTTTCACCGAGAAGTTTCAGAATCAATCGTCGGAGAGCCCCAAACACGTCGCTCATTTTCCCTCCTTCAATTCTTTGGCCTTGGTAAGGTAGTGGTCGCGCGGCAGATCTTTAATGCGGTCCGTGATGCGCGCGAGAAGCTTCGGGTCCAAAATTTCGTGTCCGTGCTTGGCTGGCATCGTCTTAAGGAACACGTAGTTGATCTCATCGGAGGGGTTATCTTCGATGAAGAGCCTGACGTTAGCAACCTGAGTCCGCGTCAGTTTCTCCCTCCTCGAGATGTCAGCTGCGAGCCTCCACAGTGTCATCCAACACAGATCGTGGTTGCCTGGAGCGAGAATTTCATTCAACTTCTCCCTCCTGAAAGTACGCTCCAGGATCTCGTGAGGCGGGATACAATGCTTCTGCACCCGCAGGTTGGCAACGAATGTGTGGGTAACCTCAATACCCAGACGTGCACTGAGCCTCAGGATCCCGAGGTGACTGTCGAAAGACACCTTCGCCTTGTCGAGAGCATAGCAAGCTTGGCTGCCGTACTCTGCGGTCCTGGGGGAAAGGGGGCCTTGTATTTTCTTGTCAAAGTTCCACAACATCTCAGGAAACTGCTTCAAGAAGGTGAAGAGCTCCGGGTGGAACTTGATTGTGTCGAGGGCGTGTGCAAAGAATGCATCTTCGTCGTACTGAAGATGGAACGTTTGCACCCTCTCCTCTTGAGCGAAGTCAAGAGAGCGCACGTTGTATTGCGCACTCTCTGTGGGGTTATCAAGCCACACCTGCCTTATCTTGGGATGTAAAGGAGCAGACCCTACACGGTACTCCAATGCCATAGGCATCAAAGCTTGTAAGATCTGCAACGGTGCCCGTGAAGGCTCGTCGATAATGAGAATGACATACTGCCTGTCCGTGCTCTCTGCGAGGTTGTTGGCATCAACCACCCAGAAAGGGGGAACGTAAACAGTTTTTCCCTCGTAAATTTGGCATTGACCTTGAAGGTCTGCAGGCTCCGGAATCTCAGCTGGGACGTTCACGAGGATGTAAGGGCAACCCAACTCCTCAGCACACTGGATCGTGCCTTGGGTTTTGCCAATGCCACTTTCTCCTACGAGTCTTATAGTGACTCTCCTGGGGCCTTCCGACCAGATAATGGGGAACAACTTCTTCATGTCAGGAATGGACACATACATCTTGTCTACCATAGCTCCTCCTTAAATGTCAAACTTTTCGCCGTTGATGTATAAAGTCTGCCCGTCACACGAACTGTCAACCCTTCCGCTTTGGCTAACCTCAGCAACATAGAAGTAGTGAACAATTACGCTGAGGTCTCCCTCCTTCAACGAACGTGGGTACACGAGTTCCAGTTCAATGCTTGCGGGAATTTGCCCTGCGGCAGCGTCAAGCTTGCGACAAATGTTGGCCAGGGCGTTGTCCAGTTCAACATGAAGTGCATCCAACATCGACTTCGGAACCATTCTTAAATCCAGTGTGTTCATCTTGCTCCTCCTTTTTTCTTGCTACATTTTTCTTGTTTTATTTTATTGGATTATTTAGGCGAAATCAATGGCTAAAATTAAGGGGTGATTTTAGAAGCTCACCCCCTTAATTTTTCGTCCCACGATGACCAGTCCTTTGCCCTCTTAGGAAAAGAGTGGAAGATGAAACTTTCATGTCCTGTCATAACCTTTCCTTGAGCAGCCCTATCCATCATTAACCCAAAGAAAGGGGAGATGAGTTGGAGAATCCAGATTTGTTTCCGCATCCAATCCATGCGCTCGGAGGTGGTGTTATCAAGGGACTCGGCCGATGTCATAATTCGGTCGAGAAACACTAAGAACGTGGTAGTGTAAACTCTTGGCCTCTCTTTCATGGCTCTACGAGTTCGCACGGTCCATCTTCTCCTTTCGGCGTCTTGGTGTCTTGACATAGATACATGGCTGTATCTTGTCACCATACTTCATTTGGCGGATACCAAGGGCGGAGTGGTGCCGGATGCGCCAAGCGACCATGAACTTGTCTTCCAGCTCGTACATACGCTCCCAGCTGAGACCATACCCTTGCCCCTTGGAGTTCCAGTAGTCAATAACGTCATACAATGGAAGAACCGCGTACTCTCCATTGCCGACTAACCCATCGACGACCATAAGTGATGGAATTTCTTCATCAATGAGCCGCCTCAGGTCTTCCTGGTTTTTGAGGTACTTGAAGTAATCGCTCTTCTCCAAGTGCCTCTTTAAGGTTGTTGCCTCTGACATGTCTTTAATCCTCCTTATAAGCCCTCTGCTATGTCCTCTGCCTTAAATAGGCTGAAGGACTGGTTGGTGAATCGCTGATAGATGTCCCGAAGCACAACGGTAATCTCACCAGCGATGATTTCCACAATACCTCGACGCTGTTCACTAACTACTGCTTCAGCGCGATGCAGTGGAATGCCTGAAACCAGTTGACCCTTCTCCTCAACCTTTGCATCAGAATAGTAGTGATGAATCCTGATGCACTTCATGGCCACGTCCTTCTTTTTCCCTTTCTTCATTTCTTGCTCCTCCTTTAGGTTTGTTTGGTGTTGTGGTACTTGTAAAGGTCGGCAAGCGAGAGGCTCTCACACACTCGCACCGTATGCCCCAACTTCTGCAACAACACTTCACCCTCTTCAGGGCTTAAGAGCCTGGTATGCAGAGTATCAAAGCAACGACCCGGTCGAATGAGGGCCGCATCAATGTGGGTTATCTCCTCAAGGTTGGTGGACACAATAACCTTCTTACCCCCCAACCCCGTCACCAAGCCATCTGACGCGGCGAGTAGTTGATACATCGCCACGTTGCCTTCCTTCCTGGCCTTCAGGTGGAAGTCGATATCCTCAAGCACTAGGGCCCCTATATGGCCTGACAGTAAGGCAAGATAGATTTCACTCGCTTGCAGGACTTCAGCTTGGGTAGTATACCCCACGTTCAGCCCCGGGGGATAAAAGATATTATTATCAGCATCGATGTCATCGACGAGTCTCCCCTTCTTCCACTCCCTTTCCATCTCCTCTGCGTGCAAATCTCCCAACACTCTCAAGATTCTACGGATGAGTCGCGTCTTTCCTGTTCCTGGGGGGCCTGATAATACGAGAACGGCCTCCGAACCCTCGATAAAGCTCCGGATGTACTTGTGTAAATCAACGATGTAGGGGTAGGATTCTGGAAAGACCATTTCATCCATCATTTCAGAGAAGCGGTATTGGAGGATTCCCCCATCCACGACTTTAGTGTACCACACTACGTCGATGGGTGCGCGAATGGCAGGCTCCCGCAGCTGAAAGGTCCCATCTAACAGGCGCAGCAGGTCCTGCTCATACGTTCGACACTCATTAATGGAGTTGGCGAAGATAGAATAGGCGACGAGGGGAGGTGAAACCCCCATAACCACAACAAGGCCCTTAGTGAAGAGCACCAGTTCATTTTGGTGCCAGCCACCGATTAGTTTGCCTCCCCACTGCTGATGAAGTAGCTGGGTCACTTTGTCAAACAAGGGGGGTGATAGGGACGAACGCATCCTCCCAGTAACACTTAGAGTAACGCTCTTGCCCACCTCCTCAAGCTCCTGGAAGTGTGAAGCCTTGACGGCGAACTCCGGGTAGGCCCTGGTCCAGGCATCCATTGATACAGGGAACCTTATCATGTGTCCTCCTCCTTTTTAGTGTTTGTGGTCCGTTGACTTGGGCATGCTAGCGGGCCTTGTTGCTTCCCGCTCAGTCACAGCATGGCTACACTGGGGGCACTGTTTGATGACAGATAGCAAGTGGCTGGTGTTGGAGTCTCGCAGCAGCAAAATTTCATCCTCAGGGTCAACAACACATTCGATGTCCCAGAAGATGACCATCTCAGGTGGAAACTCCTGAAGAAACCTTATGACATCTCCCACTGTCGCAGGGTCACACGCAAGGGCTCCCCCCTCAGCGGTACTCCTCACTACAAGTCCCATCTGCCTTCCCTCCCTTTAGATTGTGGCTTCCTAAGAAACCATTTGGGAATTTTGTTCCAACTCTCTCCGCGCCTTGTCCTCCTCCCGGATTTGCCGCGCGAGGTTTCCGTCATACGGTTGAAACCTCCGGGAGTCGAAGTGAAAGACTATAAGTGAACCAGTATCACCCTCATACTTAATCACACCAAGGGAGATATCTAGGGGCTCCAGAAAGGCGGAGCTATCGGCTGGGGCGTTAACGTCATAGAGAGGAGACTCGAGGACCTCCAAAACGATCGCCGGCTCTCCCCTAAGGGGACTTAATTTGTTGCGCAGGCCTTCTTTCCACATAACGAGATCACCAGGCTTAAAAGCGTGAACCTGGTTGAGGGCGTCGTATGCTGCCCTAACTTCGACAACAGTTGCATACTGAGCCTCCTTCGCTGCCATCTTCTCGAGAATCTCAGTCAATCCCTTCATGGCTTACCCTCCCTAATGTCTCCCAGACTTGATCCAAAAGAGTCCACGGAGTTTGACAATAGTCCCCCGAAAGGACGTTCCGGTTGGGATTTGTTTAATAATATTAAGGCGTTGACGAAGGCCCACTGAGAAATAAGTGGACTCCTGACTTCTAATCAGTTCACGAATTACCGCCCTCCTTTCCATTGCTAACCCCCATTAAAGTTCTCCTTCTGGGAAGTAGGGCTCGTAAGCTCGGGGGTGAACCTCAAGCTTAGGTAGCCCTTTGTTAGCCCTGATGCCATTCGCGGTCTCAATGCAAGGCTGGCAAATGGGCTGCTTAACGTTTTGCCCATCGCGAACGCTGGGTACGTAGCGGGGGTGAAAAGAGAACAGAACGCCGCACTTATAACACGGGAATACTAGGATGCAGTAGCCATCCATTGCCTTCTACCCTCCCTTTCCATCTTGCGGGTGAATGCCTTCCATAGGCGGATAGAAATGCGATGGAACTCACGGACCTGCTTCCTAGCCTCCTCTTGCACCTTCGGTGGTGACTGGAGGTGCAAAAGGTCTTGAAAAGTTTTCAATTCCATGACTTTGCCTCCTTTTGGAAATAGGGTTAGTCAACGCCGGCGCAGGCGAGACACACGCCAACCTCTCGAACGATTTGGGTTTTACCTTTGGTGATGATCACCTTGCTTTTGCCATCCCACTCCGTCGAGCCTTGATAGCCCTTGGGAGCGGGGTCTATGTGATCGACCATCCTCGTCTCGAGAACCTTCTTTCTTTGGGGAACTCGAGGACCAACTTGCTTGCCACATGAAGCGCACTTGTACATTGTCTCACCCCTTGTTTAGCGGCGGCGCCGATCTTGCCGCTGGGCAGCTGCCCTTTTGTTGTCATCCCACTTCTTCTTGTCGCGGGCCTTCTTCGCCTGACGAGCACGGGTTTCTTTTACCGAGTCTCGTTCCATAAGGGCATCTTCAACAGCATCCTTTGCCTCGTGGCACAGCATGCCGTAGTTGAGCCGCGACCCCTTCTTGTTGAGTTCAGCCAAAATCTCCTCGATGGTCTTGGGGCCGAGATTCGTCCAAAACCGTTGAGGAGCAGGCTCAGCGGGGATTGAGATTAGTAATGCCTTCATCCGAACCTCCTTTTTAGATTTAGAATTCCCTCTTAAACTGCATCCAGACCTTGATGTGATCTATGGCAGAGTCAAGGTCTTCGGGGGAGTCGTTGAGGACAAAGAGGGTGGCTTCGTCCATACAATCCCTGAGGAGTCCATCGATGGTTTGATAGACAACCCTCCTCTCTGGCCGCGTTAATGGTCTGCCCGTCTCACCAAGTTCGTGAGAAAGCTTTTCAGCCTCACGGGCAAACCTTTCAAGGTGGATTCGTAGTTGAGACAATAAATCGCCGCGGTTACGTTCTTTCTTCATAGCAGTTCTCCTTTTGAAGGTTTAACCACCTACCTACAAGGCCAGAAGGGTTTACTTTTTACTGAGAGCGGCCATGATGAGGTCGCCAAGGTTAGTCCTTGCGTGCGGAGCTTCGTACACGCGCTCAACACGCTTCGGGCATCCAGTACAGCCAACGGGCCGCCCTTTGATGCGGTGGTTGCCTTGCGGACATTCCACACACACGACAAAGTTCCCTTTGGCGTCTTTCGCTCGACTCCCGCAGTTAAAGCAGTTGCAGGATTTGCAGGGATCAATGTCGTACGAGGAAGTCCGATAAGGCCCCTCCATGCTAATCCCGGCTTTCTTCGGCTTCACCCCTCCAGCTTGTTGACGGAGAGGCTTGTTGGGATCCATAGAGATCCCAATAGCCTGCAGGACCCGGGCCCGCTTGGACATTGCCTTCTTAGACATTCTGTTTCACCTCCTTTCCCATACCGGCTTTATTTGACTAAGAGAGGGTTTAACCAACCCACCCACAAGGCTTAGGGGTTAACTTCCTTGATCAGCAACTTACAAACCATTCATTACCAATACCTACGTATCCTCATCAATCTCACCTCCTTTCTTTTCCAGGAGGAACTACCTAGACCCTATTCCTTTTGCAAGAACGAGTCTAGGAAGTCCTTCTCCTCGTTGGGGACGGTGACGAGGCATTCGCCGTCGACGAAGCACAGACGGTACTGATGGTTCAGCTCGTCGTAGGCTCCGTAGTCGATAAGCCAGGCCCCGCTTTCAAGGGCCGACAAAACTTCCTCCTTGATGGCCCAATGACCAGGTGTGTACATCTCGGCATATTCTTCCCGCGTGATAGGCATTCTGTTTCACCTCCTTTCTAAAGACCAAATGAGGGTTTAACCAACCCACCCACAAGGCCCTTAATTAATTCTTAGTTAAAGGCAATCAAGCTCCCGGTCAAGGGCACAAGCTTCCCTCGATACCCGGCTTCGGAGAGAGCATTGTACAGGAGGATAAGCTCCTCAAGAGTATCGACCTGTACAAAAACTCCAACATCAACTTGGGTTTGTGGTAACCCTGTTGACAGGGCCTCACGCGCATAACCGTTAGGAATTAAAGCCTCACCCATCTTCATCACCTCCTTTCCCATACAGGCTTTATTTGACTAAGAGAGGGTTTAACCAACCCACCCACAAGGCCCTTAATTAGCCCCCAAACGGAAGCGTAGTGATAAAGAAGACCGCCCGGGGTGTGGGAATGCCCCCCTGAAATTCCCCTTCATCACTGAAGTGGAAGAAGTCAATCTCAGGAAATTCATCCGAGGCGTACCCACATAAAGACGGACCATGGAAGCTTTTTGGCATTTTCCGCCAAGCGAGACTCTCAAGGCGATTCAACCATTCACGCCTTGGATCGTCTCTCCAAGGGCTTCGATTCGGACGAGGACAAGGACCGATGACTGAAGCAATCATCTTCTTGACCTCACGAAACTCAGCCCTGAAAGCATCGCGAACGCGCCGCGCGTTATTAAGCCTAGCATTCATCTCCCGCTTAAGTTGCCAAGCAGCTTTCGCGGTTGAGAATGCCATAATGGGACGTACGTCGTAGTCCTCGTACGTTTCCCCATTATAGGCCTTCACAACGTAGAGCTTGTTCATGACCCTACCTGGGACCCAGGGTGGTATTTTTTACCTTTCCGCTTATTAGGCTCCCACCCCATTAGATTTAACTCACACTTGACTAAGCCTTCAATTGAACGTACGGACTTTATGGCCGCACGTTCTCAGAAGGTTTAGACTAAAATAATAGTAGGGCCTAAGGGGCTGGCATTCATGTCCAGCTTGGAATCGATGCCCTCCTCCTTCAACATGCTTTGGAGGGCATACGCTTCCTTCATGTGGTCCCTACCGGCTTCACGGGCAACCAAAAGCTTGCCCTTCTTGAAGCCAAAGACCTTCGAAGCTTCTGCCTTGGTCAACTATATCACCTCCTTTCTCAAATTCTTTTGCCACTGGTAGCGGCCCCGAAACCAAAACTTCCAGCTACGAGTGGCCTTGAAGTTGTTGAACTCAATTTTCAGTAACCTCTTCCTACGCGCCCGATCCCTCAGATCAATTTCTTCTTGGGAGGTTTGGAGCTTGGGTTCCCTAATGTAAGAAATCCGGATTTGACCTTTGTACATTCGAACTAATGCTACCATCACGACCTCCCTCCTTTATTTAAACCAACTAAACTCCATACTTCAAAACCTTCATTAACTCCTTCTTTTCCATTTTCACATACTTCATTCTCCCCAACCCATTCCTTACAACAAATACCACCTCCCCATCCTCAAACTCATTCCCCCACCTTTCACTCCATTTATTCCTTGTAATCCTAAACCTCTTCCACAACTCCACCTCCTCCTTTTTCACATCCCCCTTTTCAATTCTTAACCAAACATTATCCACCTCCACAAACCAATTAAACCCCTCTTCAATTATCCAATCCATAACCATTAACATCCAATCCATTGTGGACCCCCCTTTACCAAGGATATCTGAACACCTTGCTAAAACGAGACAGGACAACGTTTAGAGTGGCCATGATTCCACCAATGACCACCGCAACGGTAAAAGCTTGAAGGTAGCTGGTATTAAAGTACCAGCTAAGCCCAACTGCCAAAATCATGTTGCTTAACAAGAAGTTCATATCTCCTCCTGCTAATAGTGATCAACAATAGGCTAAGCAAAAATTGAGGGCCGCCAAAGAGGCCAGGGAAATACTAATAAGGTAGTTGGATCTTGATATAGGGGTTTGGGAATAGAAAGGAACCAGGGGCACCCCTTCAAACTTAAAGGACTAACTTGGTGCGAATGTTCCCACAACACTTCACACCCCCTTTTAAGATAGGAGGGTTATGCCCAAGGGAATTCGTCGCAACAATGCCACTGCCAACGGTCGGGGGTATCGTCGCAGCGATTCCAAAGATTGCGCCCCTTAATAGGGGGTTGATAGCAATGAATGCCTACCAACGGCGGTGAAGGGATACGACGTACCTTATGTCGGGAGTCCTTATGGGGGTCGCCAAGGACTAGAAGATTGTCGTGATCTTCATTCCCAAGCTCCGTGTAAAGGACACCATCGAGGTAGTGGTTATCCCTAAGGAAGAAGAGCGTTGTACCATCGATTGGAGCGGCAGGAATCGTACCGCCATTATTGACCAAGTGAAGAAGTTCTTTCTCGGTCATGAAGATAATCCAATCGCGATAGCCATACTCTTCGTTGACGTGGATGCGAAGGGTTCGACAAGTCATTTTAATCACCTCCTTACGGTGTCGACATCACCGCGTTTATTTAGTTCATGTTCAGGTTAGGTGTTGATTGCTAAGAGGGTGGAAGTTAGGTGAACCACTTCCAGCTTCCCTAACAACTTCTGGTTGTGCATGAGGAGGAACATTAGGTCTTCTAACGTCTTGACCAAGACCATGATTCCAGCCTCAGTCACCTCAGACCAGAAGCCCTCGGGAACTTGCTCTTCACGGGACACGAGAACCTCTATCGCCATAAATATCACCTCCTTTCTAAAGACCAAATGAAGGTTTAACCAACCCACCTACAAGGCTTAAGGGTTAATCACCAAGAGCTTCCTTGAACTAGGGACGGCCACCAAAACGGCGACCGAAGTAGATCCAGAGGAAGCGGCGAACCTGACGATCCTTTATGTACCAATAAAGGTTCATCAGGAACAGATGCCCATCAGCCATCCACTTTGGACAGCTGGGGCAAACCTGCCAGATGGGCTTCATAAGCTCACCTCTTTCCCCCTTGGTGGTATTTTAACCTTTCCGCTTATTAGGCTCCCACCTGGGTTATTAAAATGCCTTGACTACCCAATACGCAACCCACAATCCAAGGCTCACCGCAACTAAGTATGCGAGCCATCTTGACATATCAATACCCCCCCTCTTCGATTTCCTAAAAACAAAAAACCCATTTCTGTTCCCAAGCTGGGTTAGACTCGGACATCCCGAAGATGTCAGGTTTGGCCCCCGGATCTAGAGCTCGTGGAACAAACGTCGAACCTGACATATGACAGCATCAGATTCGAACATCTCGTCCAACCTCGGATCGACCTTCTCATAAGGAGAACCGGTGTGCTCCTTCAAGTGCTCTGGGACTTCGTCGAAGAGCCTAGAAGCTCTCTCCAGCTCGTTTCCCCAGATAACCACTTGTGGGCTAACCTGGCCGATCCGCTTGCTCAGACCCGATACCTCGAGATCCTCTCGATGAATCGAGACTACGTTCCATGCCTCTAACAGAGCCTGGAACCGAAAGCTCCACTCATCTCCTTCGAGTAGGAGATCGAAGGGTTTGATTCCCTCGAAGAACGGGTTGATCCGAGCACACAGGAAGAAGTCCACCATGTGTTGCCTAAGGAGGACAACTGTCACTCCAGGCTTGACAATGTAGACATCTCCCTGCTTCGGATGCCCCATAACAGATCACCTTTCCCCGTTGGTGGTATTATTTCACCTTTCCGGTTATTAGCCTCCCACCGGGGTTATTTAAATTTAATTGTGGCTGTTGACGCAAGCCCTAGATGATCTTATAAACCATCTTTCCCCTCCTCTTCAGGTTTGACTTCCGGGACGTAGCGAAGGTCTCGCATCCCGAAGCTATAGTCTTTTACAAACTTTTCCTCCACCTCACCAGGAACCTCTTCGTGCCCCTTTACCCCATCCACGTAAATCTTTCTTAGCCTAGTCATATCCTTCCCTCCCTACTTTAGGATTACTCCCTTATAGATAACATGGTCGGCGCTATCAAGGTCACGAGGCTCCCCTAAGCAAACATCAACAGACTTATTGAAGCCCAGAAACTCCATCTCGGGGCCGTTGTCATAAATAGCTACATCGTCTAACTTCAAGCCAAAGTGGTTAGACTCTTGTACGCCATTCATTAACAAAGCATCGACATCTCCTACCTCAATCACGTCAATGCCTTTTCCAAGACGGAGATAGCGTAAGCCCCCAACTTCTATTACTTCCAGTTTGCCATTGAACAAAGCCCCTAAGGTGAAGGATTGAAGGGGGTTCATTTCATCACCTCCTTTCTACTTAAACGTTTCCACCATCATGATCATCGCACCGCTTCCAAGGGTCACCAAAACTTCTTCTTTTCATATCAACGCAGTTGTTACATGACCTCCCCAGGTGTCGGAGTAAAACATAACCCCACCAAAACCCTTGAGCTTTGATCTTTCGATCTAAGCGGGAGGAAACCTTGTGGGCGATAATCTTCCTAGCCATCACCATCCTCCTTTCCTTCCCTATTAAGATTTAAAAGGTCGAGCCAGGATTTACACGCACGCCGAACATCGCCAGGCACCTCTGTGTTGCGCTTACCACGTAATTGAGCAACCTCGAGCAGCTCTCCTTCACCAAGGACTACTTCCATAGTAGCCACGTGGTCAGCACCCTTACGTACGGACACGATGTCACAGTCACCATCCCGTACTCTCTCGGCATACGAATAGACGCAATTGTGCATGGCACGACCCTCTGCGTCCAGCTCGCGCCTCGTAGTAAGAGGCTTAAAGGTGAACCCCTCCATAGTGGAGGTGGGCATCCTTGGCAACCGAAGTACCTTGTCAAAGTTTTCCTCTTCCTCAAGCCTTCGTGCATGTGCTACCCTATCATGCCACTCTGCCACTAGGCGCATCACTGTGGTAACCGACATGTCAGGGTTGAATGGCCTAACCCCGTATAATTCTTCTGCACGTACAAAGTCAAAAAACTCCTCTACCCACATGTCTATGTTAATCCTCCGAGGGTGTTCTAATTCTAATTGAAAGAGAAACCTTTCATCCCTGATTCTAGTCCAGTTCTGGGCAAGCCACCTTTTAGCCGGGGAGCGACTAAACCCTCCAAGGAAGTGGGTAACTCCCCTAACAAAGAAAACCGCTTCATGTGGATGAGTGGGCATGAACTCAACCACGTCTTTAAAAATGTTGAAATGTCTTCCTACCACGAAAGCTACTGAGTGAGGGACCTTCTTATAAGACTTCGGTAAATCAATTACATGGGCAATATCCGAAGCCTTCAAACCCTCTTCCACGAAGGTATGTAGTTCTTGATACCCCGTGTCACCAGACGCGTTGTAAATGGTTGCGGCTAGTACTGGGAAGGACTCAAACAGTTGTGCACACCTTTTACCCTTCTCATAAATCGTCTGAAGGACAAATAGGCGGCGTCTAATACTGAACAACCGAGCAACCCGCAAAGCCTCCGGGTCGAGCCTCTTTAGGAATATGGCGATGGCTTCATTAACGAATTGCAGGACGTCGCTGTATTCTACTCTAAGAAGCAACGCCATAGCTGCCATCGCCCGATTTTCAAATGGTACGTCAAAGTCCTCGTCTTCTTCGTCACAAGAATCGTAGCCAGGGAGGAGTTCGAGGCTCGCATGGCCATGCCACGCTCGGTAAGAGCCCTCCCTCCCATCGAAGCTACGCTTCGGAGTTAACACCTCCCAGGAGTTGGGATGCCCACCTAAAACTGGAAAGCGCAGCCCAGGAAATCCGAACTCCTGAGGTAAGAGGAGGGAGTCCAGGACTTGCCGCCGAAGGGCTTTCCTGTTCATGGCCATCACCTCCTTAGTTTTTTTAATTACTCAATCAAGCCTCCAAACAAACTTTCAAAATAAACCCTGCCAATCAACTTAATACCAAATAACTCCACTACCCACAAACTCTCCCCCTTTTTCAATACTTCAAACTCTACATCACTAAACATCATATCTATTAGCTCCTCATAATACTTCTCCACAAACCCCCCGCTTACAAACAACACTACCCCCAAACCATAATTCAACTCCACAACTAATTCCCCACCACACCAAAGGCCACAAACCTTTCCTTTCATAAAACACCTCCTTATTCAACCAACCTTTTCAGGTAGGCTTCGCCCAACTTAATTCCATCAAACCACTCCACCAACTCCCGCTTCTGAAGCGGGGTCAGAAAGTCTGCTTCGAACAGACGCAATAAACCAATGGCGGCTTTTCCGGCCACCATGCCGCTGATCCTGCCGTCCCAATTCCACTCATGGATCTGATTTAAGAGAAGATCCAAGACAGCAATCCTCTCCTTGTCCATGGACGGAACATAGCCGGGAACGAACGGATCCCACGGCTTAGCCTTAGCCAAGAACCGCACCAGTTCCATGAAAGCTTCCATAACACACCTCCTTGTTAATAGTTGGTTTCATTATAAACCTTAGGAATGTTAACCTGGTACTCGGTCTTCTTCCTAAGGTACCTACCACCCAGGAAGGCATAACCATCCAATTCCGAAGGGGTCATATTAAGGACCTTACAAGTATGATAACAAATAGAATAAGCTTTCAGTCTATAGGCATCCAGGTCGATCTTGTTATGCCACTCAAGATCGGGGAAATCAAGGATGCCAAAATACTTAAACACTATCAGGAGGTTATAATCTATACAACCATAACCGGTGTTCTTCCAACCCCGGAAACATATACCGAGGTCGGTAAGAATGTATTGAACCAAGAAGACCTTCTTATATACCGGATCCCAGAAACCCGGTATAGGATTAAACACTTTATTCATATCATGCCAGAATTCGGCCCTATTAATAGCCTTATACAGGGGCCTATTCTCATGGATGAACTTTCCAACTTCGTTATGTATAATAGTTCTAATACTATAAAGATTCCAATTATCAGGTATATATCTATAATCACTACGGAGCCATTCCCATACAGTTTCAGACCTCATACCAGGATTATCCTGCCAGAAGTTAAACTGTTGGGCACACCCTATAATAGTCCTTTCTATGAACAGTTCGAGATTATCGTTGGGGGTCATACCAATGGAATTCAACCAAATACGGGCCTCTTTATGGGGGGTAATACCATGGTTTCTAAGGGTATCAACCCAGGAAACATCAAGGTTTTCAAGGGAAATAACCGGGATATTAAGATAGTCAAAATACGCGTTTTTCATGGTTATTACCCCCTTATAATGGTTACTTAAATCACAGATATATTAAATTACTACACAAATAAATAGATAATAGGACCTTACTGTTCTGGACCCTCCGTAAATCATTTTAAACGGTCCCAAAGACCTTTTTAAGAAAACACTAGCCCACTCATCGAAGACTTTTAGGCGAAGGATTTACTGAAGGATTTGGTGAATGAAGAGACAAATTAAGAGTATGACTAAAGCTAAAGTTATTATGTTAGATAGTTCACGGCGGGCTTTCCTGGAAACCGTGAATGCCATAAAGGCTCCTGACGTTAAACATGTGTGTTTGGTGGTGCATCGGGGGGAAGAGGAAGAAGAATATTTCTTCTGGGGCCATCCCGCTAAAATCTACCAAATGCTTTCTTTAGCTCAAGCTCATATCGTGCAATCCCAACCTTTGTTGGAAATCGGTGAGATGACTACTGAGGATGATTGATGGAGCCTCTATATCCCACTAAGCACCCCCTTCTCTATTGGTTAGATCATTTTAGAGATTTGCGGTTGATGTGGGTAGGTGTAGATGCTATTTTAGGGTTGGTGACTTTAGGGTTGGTGACTTGGTTGTATTTTAAAATGCGGAGAATGAATAAGGACGCCCACCATAAGCATCAAAAGTTGGCGGCTTTGGTAGAAGAAGCTGCTAGACTCGCTAAAGACGTTAATCGCCGCTTAGATGATAAACTCCTGGTCTAAATGGTTGTGGCACGTAAAGTGGTGTCATGATACTATCGAATTGATGCAGATTATTCTTTTGGCAATTTTGGTGGGTGTAGTGGTCGCTATGGCGGTCCTTACTAAGCGTAGTGATACCCAGTGGCGTCAAAGTATGCAACAATTATCTACCCTGGTTAAGCAAACCCAAGAACAAGCTCAGGAGTTAGAACGCAAGATGAAGGAGTATCATCCATGAAAAAGTTGGTTCCCCTTACTGATGAGGATGTGCAGAATGCCCGGGCAATTAGTGATGCTATAATTGCTATTCGAGCAACTGAAATCTGGGGGTTGTGGCAGCAGTCACCTTCTACGCCTGAAAATTTTAACCGCTTTAAAAGGATTTTTCAGGATGTCGGCCTACTCTAAGTGGTTGTGGGTAGATGGTGACTATCTATTAACCTATTTGTGGTTTCGGGGTGCTGAAGTGGTGCAGCAGTTTTGGTTGCAGTTGGCTGCTTTGGTGGTCGAGTTTGGTAGTGATAGAGTGGCTGTTGCTTGGGATAGTGATAAAAATAGAAGAAGGCAACTTTGGGACCCTTACAAAAGAAATCGTTTGGTGCCCCCTGAGTGGCGGCAAGAGAAGCCACAACTGCGGCAACGACTACGGGAGTCATTAGTTTATTTGCCTTTGGTGCAAGGTGAGGTGCCGGGTTTGGAAGCTGATGACTTGTTGTGGTGTTGGCAGCAGAGACGTTATGGTTTGCTGGTTAGTGGTGATCATGATCTGTGGCAATGTTTGGATAGGGAAGGTATCGCGGCGTGGTCCCCTAGACATAATAAATGTACCACGCAGCGAGAGGTAGATAAGCAGTTTGGTGGTGTGATTGCAATGGTGATACAAAAGTGTTTGGTGGGTGATAAAAGTGATGGAGTGCCTGGTGTGGTGGGTGTTGGTGAAGTTAGGGCTAAAGAGTTGTGGGCAAAGTTTGCTGCCGACTTAATTTTTTTGGTGCGTGATCGGTCCCCTGTCGGGATGGATACCGAAGATCGTTGGATGCAGCAAGTGATCGCCGATAAAGCGGTTTTGCAGCGGAATTGGCAGCTGCTGCGTTTAGGAGAGTTGGTAAATACCGCAGATTTAGAGGCTGCCGAAAACTTGTTGCAGCAGCCGATCAAATTATTCGACGTAGCGGCTGCTAGAAATTATGCTGCTACCCAAGGTTGGTTTAACGTTCTTAAGGAGTGGCACCACTTGGTTAAGGCGTTTCAACCAATTTCTTAGAAGTTCCCCCAATCTTCCTTAGAGGTGTAACGATGTCCAAGTTAAGTGCTAATGCTCACTATGTCTTCACTAAACTGTACTACGACGATGGCGAAACCAAACCCATCCAAGTGTTTCGGCGGGTGGCACAAGCTATCGTGCAAGCGAGGCCTGACTTAGAGTCTTGGCAAGAAGAAATGGTGCGGGTGCAGCACGAGCGTAAAGTTAGGGTGAACACCCCGGCTTATATGAATTTGGGTACTCGTAGGCGGCCAATTTCATCGGCGTGTTATGTGTCGCCTATTGCTGATAGTATGAACGCCATTAAAAAGTTTTATGATGAAGCTACCGAAATCTTCTTGGCAGGTGCGGGTATCGGTGGTAATTTTTCGGAGTTGCGGGAGAAGGACGCTGCCCTTTCGAGTGGTGGCACTTCTTCGGGGCCTATCGCTTTTATTCGGCACTTGAATAGTTTGGGGGGCACCATTAAGTCGGGAGGTAGGACTAGAAGGGCAGCTTGTATGATTGTTTTTGATGTAGGACATCCTGATGTCTTGGAGGTTATTAGCTTAAAGACTAGGGAGGATTTAAGTAACGTCAACATCTCGATTAACCTTACTGATGCTTTTATGCAAACGGTGCAGGATGATGAGATGTGGGAATTGAAGGGTGTTTGTGATGGTAAGGTGAAAACCAAGGTTAAAGCTAGGCAAATTCTACAGCAGATTGCCGAATGTAGTCATGCCTGTGGCGATCCCGGGGTAATTTTTCTAGATCGGTTTAATAAGTTTGATACCTCTCCCTCACTAGGGCCAATACGTGCTAGCAATCCATGCGGGGAACAAGGCCTTCATGGACATGGGAGTTGCAATTTGGGCAGCATCAACATTGGTGCACACGTTGAGGGGAATACCATTGATTGGCTAGAGCTAGAAAAAACGGTAAAGGTTGCTACGCGCATGTTGGATGGTATGTTGGACGCCTCAGCATTTCCTACCGCCGATTTCGCTAAGGTGTCGCAACAAACTCGCAACATCGGTATTGGCTTGATGGGCCTTGCAGATGCTTTGTTGGTGTTAAATCTGCCTTATGACTCGGCGGAAGCTCGAGAACTTAGTGGTCGTGTCATGGAAAAGATTACTACAGTAGCGTGGCGCGAGTCTCAACTAATAGCCACCGAAGTTGGGCCATTCCCGCTCTATGGTAAGTGTGCAGAGAAGTTGACGGAGTTGTGGGGTGTAGAAGGTGCTACTAGGAACTCCCAAACCACAACCATCGCGCCCACGGGTACGACGTCCATATCGGCTGACTGCAGCAGCGGTATGGAACCCTTATACGCCATCATCTATGAAAAGCAGATTTCGGATACTGGCGATATTATGACCTTCATTCATCCAGAGTTTGAGCGTAGATATCGCAACGAAAAGTGGTTCACGCCCGACATCATCAACGAGATCAAACGCCAAGGTGGTTCGCTACAAAAAGTTAATGGGGTACCGGAGCCCGTGAAACGTTTATGGAAGACTGCTCATGATATCCATTGGCTAGATCGTATAATGATGCAAGCCGAGCTGCAAAAGCAGGTTACCAATTCGATTAGTTCGACGGTCAATTTGCCCCACACCACTACAGTTGAAACTATTTTGGAGATTTACAAAACTGCATACGAACAAGGATTGAAGGGAGTCACTGTTTACCGCGACGGCAGCAAAACTAACCAACCTATCAAGTTTGGGGGGGTAACTGCTGAAGCACGACGTTGGTTGCGGCCCAAGCGTTTAACTGGCTTCACTGAAAGAGTGAAGACGGGGCAGGGCAACATGTATGTGACGATCAACGAAGACAACAATATACCCATGGAGTGCTTCGTAGAGATTGGCAAAAGCGGGGGTAACAAAAAGGCTGATGCGGAAGCTTTGGGACGCATGGTGAGTAGCATTTGGCAATTTGGGGGTACTTCGCAGCATGTTTATGAGCAGCTGATTGGCATCGCTGGACGGGATATTGTCTGGTCAGAAGGTAAGCAGGTGTTCTCTATCTATGATGCCCTAGCAAAAGTTCTCTGGGAGCAGTACTTGAATCCGGAAAGGGATACCCTAGAGGCCGTTTATGATGATTGTCCACACTGCAAACATGGCCGCCTAATTCACAAAGAAGGGTGTGCAGAATGCCTCGATTGTGGGTTTTCACGGTGTTCATAGCAATTCACCTTCACCCTGGGTAAAAACGGCTCGCATTTGTCACAATTTCGGGGGGTTATATCCAGGCTTTTCAAGGCTTTTTTCGCCCTTAAGTTATGACCCAAAAGATAAAAAAGGGGTGAAAAAAGAGTCAATAAACTACGCGACGCTAAAGTCGTCATACCACACAATCGCCCCTGGATTAACGGTCCAAAACGACATCTCCACTTCAATAGCTCCCGTTGAGCATGGCGTGATACCTGCCGACACAAGAGACCAGGTGTCAATAGTGTCGGGCATAGTTGCGGTTGTCTCGGTGAAAGTCGTCACCCCTGCAATCAGTGTGGGGTACCTCAACTTCATGAACGGTAAGTAATTGCCGGGTGCGGCAAGGCTACCATAGGCACTGTTTTTTCGCATGTAAACCGAAATTGTCCTATAAGTGTTAGCGTCGCAGGGCACCTGGAAAGTCTGTGGGATAGGGAATCGGCAGCCTGCAGTGAAGGCAATTTTTGAGGCGGGGGCTGCCGTCCTATAAGTAGAGTAGTCCGCGCTTACCAGAGCTCTATGATCGGCAGTAGCTACTCGCTGTGGTATATAGATGCCCGATAGGTGATAAACTCGGTGATCAGTGTCAACTTGGTTGAATTTCTCAAAAGCAACTGTCCCATAGCTAAAGTAGGTAGAGGAGGTGTTGAAAAGGTTAGTAGAGTAAAACTTCGAGTTTATAAAAGCGAGATCCACGTATGAGCACGGGTTCACGACAAAATAAATATCGCCGGTGGAATTACCTGTATCAGCGCCGAACTCACTGTCAATGAACGTGATGTTGCGAATATAGTCAGGTTTTATGCCGGCAAGGGCATGCCCTTGCCGAAAACGGGTAAAAGTAAAGTCGGCTGAAAAACCAGAAAAATTAAGAGAGTAATTTCCGGTTTCACCATGCCACGACTCACAATCAAAAAAAGTAAAACGGCCACAAGCACTGAAGGTGAAGTGTGAATAGTCGCTTGAATGTGTCAAGGCCTCCGCAAAAACTCTGTCAAGCACGAAGTCAGTGCAACCGGAAGAAAAATTAAATTGGCTATATATAAAGTATCCTCGAAAGTTATAACACCGCTCGAGATGAACGTTGCGACAAGAAGAAAAATTGAAGGGGTATTGGCCCCCATACATACCCATCCGTGACAACTTAAAGTTACTAAGGTTTGAAAAGGTGAATGGGGAATCTAAGCCCGCCGAGCCCGTATAAAGGTCGAAAACTGTAAAGCCATCAATTTGGCTGGTACTGACATTTGCTCCCCCCCTTATCTCGACTGTCTGGCCAGGTCTAGCACTTCCCCAACCTGGAGTCATCGCCGTCTCAGCAGTAGCCCTATAACGTGCCAGCTTTTTCACAGTTTTTCCGGACCCAGTCGTTCCCCTATAAGGTCTGTACAAGGAGATAGTGTTGGAAGTTACAGACCTGACTAAATGTATGTCATCATCTGCATCAAATCTGATGACAGTATGTTGAGGACAAGCGCTGGTCAAGTCCGCGGTTGTGTTAACTGTACGACTATTGTTGGTGGCTGTTGCCGTACCTGACTGACTAGATTCTTCACATTTTTCATATAGCACAATATCATCGGTACTGAAAGGAACTTTCCAGGACGTGAGGGCCTGATCCCAACTAGCTCCGGTATTGGTGTTGCAGCCTCTTTCCGGTCGGACACAAAAAATGTTGCGATGGTTTGCTGATCTGTAGGCAACCTGTGCTCCCACTCTCTGCACTTGGAGAGCTTGGTGAGTTGAAGCGAAGCGCCCTTCCCTGATGGCATCAATTTCACCAGAAGTTAAAACTCGATCAAAAACTACCACATCATCGATAATGCCGTCGAAGTAATTGGTAACGGTTGGCCACACATTCGAACTCGCACCAATCATTAAGGGCACATCATTAATGTATAACTCACTTGCAGGCTTACTAAGCGTATTAGCTACGACCTTTTGCAAAACCTCATCCCAGATTTTCACGTACAGTATTTTTGCAACTCCATCAATTGTAATGCCTACATGATACCACTGACCAACCCCCCAGTAGGCAGCACCGTATAAGTAGTCATACTGGTATTGACTAGCACCGCTTGAGTAGCCCCACAGAACTGTAAAACGGTTGTAGTACATGCCCGCCCAAAAAGATCGCTTGCCTGCAGTAGAATCATATTTTGAAATTATACAATCCCAGTTACCAGATCCTGGAAGGGTTTCGAGGTTCATCCAGAAACACACGGAAAATTGTTTTTTAGTGTCACCCGATTTAAGGGGAAACCCAGCGGCAAGGTCACTATCCAAACGATAGAAGCACTGAGAATTACTATCCTCAAAATCCGCGGCACCTGAACCTTCATGGTAGCTACTAGCTGCAGTGGGGCTACTTGCACTTGCAGTCAAGTGGTTAGTGCTTATTGAATCCGTGGTCAAACCCGCGGGCTCGAATCGCCAGTGAGCCTTCACGCGGCTATCTCCGGAGTAGTCATTGGTGACAATCAAGCCAGTGCCTGTACCTGAATAACGCTGTTCGCGCATGAGCTGCAATTTGTCAAAGCTGTTGGTATAGTAATTAGAAACCACAACCTCATCAATTAAGCCATGAAAAGCATATGTTGTACTATCTTCTTGAGCCCCAAAACAAAGATCTGCAGCTCCCATGTATAGTGCAGTTCCAGGTTGCGTATTATAATAGGTCATTGTTTTGGTTTCGCGGTCAAAAAGATAAATCCGTAGCCACCTATTAACTCCATCGATACGAATTCCTACCCAATACCACTTACCGACGTCAACCGTTGCTCCAGTGTCAAGGGCGTAATTACCTGTCGTATTGTTGTATTTCCAGTAAAAATAAAGACGCTGCAAACTGACAAAGGAATACATCCGCAGCAAAAAGCATTGGCGTGATTGAGTAGAAGACCATTTACTGATAATGTCTTGGTAGGATTGGTTTTGAAAACTTTCAAATTTGAACCACGCAGATAGTGACATGGTTTTTGTGGTGTCGTTAGATTTTAAGGGAAAGCCAGAAACCAGGTTGGCGTCAGTGATACCAAAATATTGCGTTTGGCGCATATTAAGCCGAGCACAGCCTGTGCCTTCCATGTAATCACTAGTTTCTGCGGCGGGAGAGTTGTAGGCAGTTAAGTGATTGGTGCTTTTGGAGTCGGTGGTTAAGCCACCAGGTTCGAACCGCCAATGAGCATAAATGTTGCTGTCGCCAGAAAAATCGTTAGCCAACTTTCTTAAACCCCAAAACTAGGCCGTCAATTTCTGCCGCCGTCCAATCGGAGCTACTCGCTGGATTAACTTCCCAAGTATATAAATGCACGGTCGACGAGTCTTCTGAAACTCCTGGAGTAATTCCTGGGGTGACGTATTTAGCGTCCGCAGTGTGTGTGGTAGCCCCACTGATCAAAAACAGCTGTGCAGATGCTCCTGGAGTAGAAGAGGGGCTGACGAAATGAGCGCTGGCCTGCACTGCTAAAATTTTTTGATTAGCCCCTACGGGACAGTTGGCCAAATTGAACTTCTCCACCACATCGGCAGTTGTAGTGTATAAGTATGAACGTCTGTCCATGGCCATCAAATCTTGCATACCCCAAAAATGTTTCGTACTTGGTAAAGCATATGAACTACTCCAATTCGTGGTATCATCCCCAGTTGGCGGCAAATAAGCAATCCGCGCTCTATCGGCCCATGTGAGGTCGGTATAGCCACTTGGAGTGATTATAAAAAAGTCATCATAGTAAACGTCATTATTTGTAGGACAATTCAACTCGACGGTGTCGATATCAGTATCACTACCAGGTTGAGTATCTCCCGACCAAGAAATTTCAGATACCCCATCTAAGCGTACCTCAAAAACTCCGGAATCCGAAATAGTGAGGTGCAACTCCACAACATACCACATATCCCGCAGTAACACGGTATTACCAGTAGCTTTCAAAGATGCACCATCACCCGTGTATACACACAGTTTTGCATTGGCATCAACATTCAAGGTCCCTAAAACGGTTGCACCTTTCATCCATCGTAGATATTTACCTGATGCAGGAGTAGCTCCTGACCAGAAGAGGGCAACTTGAATGTACAATTCCGACTGCCAATGAATTGATTTACGTAAATAAGAGGTGGAGTTGGTCATCAACAAACAAAACCGCCCACTACGAAATAGAGCTGACGAACAAATATCTGTGGATGACAGAGAATATGAGTCCCACCCAGACCAGGGTTCTCCTAGCTCCCAACCACACATAAACAAGATTGAGGGTGTATGAGGCCCTACGTAATTTTGGAAGGGTAGGGAGGCTGTTGCATTTATTAACGAAGCGTTAATCGTAGTGGGCCACCCAAACTCACCCAGCCTGATCAAGTCAATTTCACCATCAGTAAGTAAACGATTGAAGACTACAGCTTCATCAATGATGCCGTCGAAGCAGTTATTTGTGGCAGTGTTGAATGTGCCTACCCGAAAGTCCGCAGTGCAAGAACCTAGAACAGCCCAGTTCGTCTTGGCATAAGTAAAGATCTGCCCATCACTAGCGCGGTAAATACGCACATCTGAGTCACCGTTAGGCCCATCCATCCTGCAAGCAATATGGTACCAGATACCGGTAGAAAGGGTGATTCCTGTGTCTTGCCAACTCGCATTCCAATCTAAGTAAATCTTGCTGTTGTACATATAAGCGCCACAAGAGTTTGCCACCTGCAACTTCCCCATTATACCTTGGTTCACTACACCTAACGAGTCCCATTTTGCCCAGCAACAGAAGGTAGCTACCCGATTACTTTCGGATGACTTGAATGGGAAGCCGCTGGCCAGGTTAGCATCAGTAATATTGAAGTATTGGTTGCTAGCTCGAGTTAAATCCGCTGCCCCAACTCCCTCTCTGTAGTCACTAGTGTTTACTGTAGCCCCTGCAACTGCGGTTAAAGTATTGGTGCTTTTCGAGTCAACCAACAGAGCCTCTGCGGATTCGAACCGCCACAGTGCCTTACATGAAGAATCATCATCAAATCTGTTTGCCACGTCACGTCCCTCTAAGACGTTTGGATGTTAGTAATTTGTACGTCAGTAGCATCAAAAAAAGCGTTAACCAATTCACCAATTTTTGCAGGATTGAAAGGTTTGCAAGTTTCAACATTAATATCGATGAAGCCGAGCTCGGGCCATGTGTGCATAGTAACACCGCTTTCCATCCAAATCTGGACAGCAGAAACTCCGTAGTCATCAGGATTATTACCATGCTGCCGTAAGATAGGCACTCTCAGGACCATGGGCGCTGACATGGGGACCATATTCAAAACTAAGCACAAGTGCTCCAAAAAGTGATGGATAGAATTCATGTCATCAATGTCCTGTTTGCAGCCAGCAGCTTCCACAATACATCGTTGGCGTACTATTGACGGTACAAGGTCCTTATGTGGGTAGTGTAGGTTAACGACTTTCATCGGTCACCTCCTTGTCCCCGGATGAGAAATGATTGCCTTTCAATGACGTCTAACAACTTTTGGGCGAGCAATAAATTGTTGCTAGACATCACATTTAAAGTCGTTGCAATCTCACGCAGAGTTTCTGTGTTACGGGTGATAACTGGATAAATAGACCAGATCAATAAAATCGCAATAATTGCGCCGATTCCCATGTTTGCGAGAGGGACGATGTTAAGAACACTGAAAGTTTCAGTGGGGGAGGGAGAGATCACGGGCTTCACTTCTGCTGCCCAAACCACTAGGTTCAAAACTAGTTGGACAACAGAGAGAAAAAGGAGCCCCGAAAGACCCCGAAACGCACGCCTTTGCAGTTTAGTCACGCCCAGACCATAAACTCCTCTAGATGTTGAATTGGTAGCTCAACGACACTTAAAACGTCAAGCTCGCCCCCCTTAAGGCGTTTGCAAACTTCACAAGTGCACTTTGCAATTTGCTCCACCAAAAGGCAGTAGTCGCTACCTGCGAAAACCTTCGCAGATTGGACTCCGCACACCTTACACCCAAATGTCGCCCTCAAGTAAAAGTGCTGCTTCGCACCTTCAAGAGTCATCGCGATTCTCAGGTCCGTAACGCAACTTCAAATTGAGCGACGTTGGTGAATCAGTGAAAAACAGCCGCAGCAGTACAATAATCAGTCCAGTAAGTTGGGCTTGTAGCACCGGATCAATTACTTCGTAATTAAAATACTTTTGTAGAGCTCCAGCAATGAATGAAACCACAAAAGTCCACAACTCTTTTGACTCGTACCACTCCTTCGATTCCATGATCATCTCCCTCTAGCGAGACTTCACACCTTGCACCTCTTTTTCGGTGCCCTCATAGTGCCTCTTCAAACCCCCCAGGCTGCCTCTGACGCAATTGCCCGATTTAGCAGCGCTTGAATAAGAGCTTCTTGCTCCTTGGTTTTGGCCCTCAAAAGCGAAACAGCCAACTCCAATTTTCTCAAGCGCTCTTCGTAAAGCTCGGGGGTTTCTGGGCTCACTTTCTTCTTGAGTAAAAACCAGCCCATTACCTCGCTTGTCCGCGTTCATAAAGTTATAGTACTTCCTCTTCACTTTAAGACAAGTTCAAGATGCCGTTAGCATTCCACTGAATAGTGAAGTCGCCATTCGAGCTTGACTTATCAGTCGTGAAGTCAAAGTAACAAATCAACCACCGAGTGGTTTCATCCGACGGGTCTGACCTGTAGAGAATTGCTCCTCTCGCCGTCAGTGTGCTGTTGGTCCAGGTAACATCATTAGCATCGAACTTGCCCAAATCGTTCGTGAGATCCCTAGTAACAGTAACTCCCGCTAACGACGCACCCCCCTCAGTATACCCCGTTCCAGTAACTTGGTTGGTCACATCACGATAGCTAGTGTGAGTGTCAATGTTAGGGGAATACGAAGAGGTGACTAACATACACTTTAGTGAGTTGGTATCGAGGTCGACCTCACCCGTCATAACTTTTTGCTTGAAGATGTTGTAAACAACACTTGCCATGAGAAGGCCTCCTAGATTTTATAATCTATTTTTACTTTGATGAGTCTCTTTCCATTTTGCCCATTTCAAGGGGAGGTTCTTTAGTAATTTGTAAGGTTTCTGCAGTTGAGAAGGGTAGGAGGGGAGAGGAAGTACCTCTCCCCTTTTTCTTTGAAGAGGTGGGATATGTTAAGGTTTGCCTTTTTGAGGTAAGAATTTATTAGGATCATGGCATCCGTGTTTATGCCAATCCTCCTTGCGCAGCTTCAAGTTGCCGAGCATTTCATTTATTTCATCCAAGCGGGTTTTCGGTGGGTGCCAAAGTTCCTCCTGCACCGAATAGTCTTTTTCGTGGCCATGCTCAATCAAAGCTTTTTGGTGATAAAGCCAACACGCAGAGTGTAAGGATTCAAACTCCTCTGTCGTCATCGTCTTGCGCTTATAGAAAAGCTCAGTGATGCGGTCATGAATGCTCACAAACTCCTTATCAAGAAATTCTTTGGAAGATTCATCCTCCGAAGAAACGATTACTTCAGGTTCTAGGGGGGTAAAGACCTCCTCATGAACTGGAGTTTTGTCTGAAGATGTGATGATAAAGGGTTCAAAAATACCAAACGCACTTTGCTGGATAGAATCATTTTTCCGGGGCATAATTTACCTCTTCTTTCCGTGCTTGTGCGCCTCAATCGCCCTTAATTGACGCAAAGCATCTTGTTTGGTGTTATGTGTTCCGAGAACTCGTTTGCCGGTTGAATCAAGAACAACCCATTTGTCTCCTCTGCGGCGAACCATTTTTTCCATTTAATTTCTCACCTCTAAAAAGGTTGCACTAACCGTGCATTTATCTTTGCCTTTAAAGGCAAACTCCAAGTTGTCCTCTGAAAACCTTACTGTGGGGCATATGCTGACTTGATCTCCGGGGTATATAGTTACTGGTAGACTGGCATTCAAGGTAAAAGTTTCGTTGCCCGTATAGCTAACAAGGGTAACAATAAATGGATCACCATAACGAGGTACAACCATAAGGGTGTTGAATCTTTGCCAAATCCTGTCGAAGCCTGGGTCTACTGTAATTGTAGAGGAGCCTTGAGCTGATTGTGCTCTGACTCTTAGTTCAGATTTCCAAGTGGGCATCCGGAAAGTGGCTGAACGTCCTCGAGAATAAAAGAAAACATCCCGCAACGTTTTCCACGTATCATCAATAAAGTGCCAATCTAGGGTAAAACTTAGTCTTGATGAACTTTCATAAGCACGTAGTGCTAAGACCCCAGTAGTGTCACCTAATAAGTCCCTTTCAATTTTGGGGCTGGCATATTTCGGTTCAGCAGGTTTTTCCAAAAAGTCTGAGATTGAGGTTGGAATTACTGCGCCCCGCCACGCCCCGCCATCAACCCGCGCTTTAACTAAAAATAGGGAGGCGTTGCCGTACAAATCTTCTTCTTCCAATTCTACAGAACCCACAACACAGGGGGCCACATGAGTGCTTAAGGAGTCATATATGAAATCTGTCACTGAAGGTGCGTGGTATTCATTTTCTAGCTCGACATTCAAAAATAAGGTACCACTTGTCGTCCCAGAAATTGATGTGACAACAGCGTTGTCAAAGGCGTTAATATCCAAGTCTCTAACAATTAAAATAATGTCATCAACACTGAACTCTGACACGTCTGCCACAGAAACTTGAGAGGCCCCCACAGTTGCGCCACTTGTAAGGGGAGTACTAAAGGCCCATAGCGGCACCGCAGAAAGGGAGGAGCCCAGAATAAGGGTTCGCTGCAGCTCGTTGTATGCAGCACTATCAACAACCCCCAAAGAAACCGAAACTTCCCTTTTTGGGTGTGAAAAAGCGCTAAAACGGTGCTCAATCCCTATATCGGTGACGGCTACATCACTGGAAAAGCTATAGGTAATCTCGCAGGCAAAAGTATCGCCCCCCTCCGAAAAGTCTGATCCTGCACCGAATGAATGAAGCACCGCGGTATCTGCACCGATGTACTCTACATAAATTGTGGGATCTACTGGAGGGTAGGCAGCGTCTAACGTGCGTGAAATCCCTGAAGTAACTCCAGCTCCGTAGAAGGAAACGTAGTTAGTATCAACCATCACAGTCAAGCTTGGCGGGCCCACGAAACTAAGCACTGGCTGCGAAAAGCCCAATTCAAGAGGCATGGGTAAGTACTGTCTGGAGCCCCCTAAGACGTAGCCTAGAAGATAAATGGTATACGCAGTTGACGGCCTAATAATTTGGAAAACTTTCGAACTATTTAAACCCACAAACGCGTGAATGTGATTAGAGGGTGGAATTTGTAAAGCGCTAGTGTCTGAAGAAAAATCAGCACTACCTTTTTTCCTTACGTGCATGGTTACGCTATCAGTTGAGGAATTAATCAGTTCAAGTAGCACCGCAATGGTATCCGAGGGTACATAGGAGCTAACATCTACATCAGTCCAAGTTGAGGTGTTTGACAAGTTTAACGCAATGGGACTACTGAAAAAACTGCAGTCGGTGGCAAGACTACCCCAAGCCCAGATGTCAATGTCGGTGCTTGAAACTTTCATCTCACTACGTCGTTGTGAGTCGACAGGTGCAACAATCATTTGAGCGTTATGCCCCTGGCCGCGGTAATAGCTGTCATATGTAGTTCCGAATTTACGAATTGCCCACTGATTGACTCCAGAAGTCCCAGAATTGTGCAGTTCGAGAAACACTCCAGTTGCGTCAGCTAAAATGCCGGAGTCGTCGAAAGTGACGGTTTGATAAGTCCCTGCAGTAGAGACTGACTTGTCAATGTCGTCGGCAAGAAAAATATTAGAAAAACAGTATCCAACAATTCGAATGTCAATGTCCTCATTGGGCCCAATATCTTGACTTGAACAATACATGTCAAACTTTCGATTGGAGTCAACTGGTACGAAATACCAGAGGTGAGTTCCAGGTTGAATTTGTGAAGTTGCTTGGCGCGCCGCAGAAGAAAAGGTGCGCCTGAAAGTGAGCGTATGCTCCAATGAGGATGAGTTTCTTGCGTGCAGAATAACCCCTTTAACGTTTTCGAAGGATGAACCCAGTTGCACGTCGTTCCACTCTGTCCAGCTCCATGAACCTATCAAAGGAGTCCACGTTGTTGGGAAGACCCACGACGATGCTTCAGTGTAAGTTGTAGGGGACTGCAAACTTGAACTTACTGTAAGAGCTGACGACATAGGGAAAATAATGGCAACATTGGGTGTGTAAAGGGTCGAATTAACTGTTAACCCAACAACTTCAAAAATTGCATCTGCCATAATGTCAGGAGCCTGTAAATTTAGAGAGTTCTCAAAGCAAGATAACCCGATTATTTGATCGGGCAAATACGGTTGAGGTAATGTAAGCGTAAAATCTAGAACGCTAGGAGTCTCAACCGCTTTACCATAAACATTGGGCGTTTCTAGTGAAGAAGTCACCTGAAGGGCGTCAGGAATCTCGTAAAGTTTGGGAATTACTATGAGGGGCTCTTGGATTAAAAGGGTCGCTAACTGCAAATCAACTGGAATAGCCTGGAAGATGGTTGCGTCCAACATGCTTAAGTTCAAAGTAAGGGCTGCAACATCAACTCCCACCCCCTCCTCAACTAAAGGATCAAGAACGGCCAAGGCAAGATCTTGTGTGACCATCCCCTCAAAAATTAGGGGATCGTACAACGAAATATTGAGGGTAAAAGCCGCCGGTTCAAGAAGAGTTTCTAATATAATATCGGGCTCAAGGTTTTGGAGGTGTGCAGTTACAATATTGGGGTCGTGCGACACTCCATACCTAACACTTGCACTTGGAATTGAGATTTGCACCCCAGGCCACTCGGCATACACTTTTGTGACAGTGTTGATCGTTAGTGCAGGGAGGCTCGCTTGGAGGGTAAGATAATCTGCGAAGGCATCAACCCCACCAGCTGTATAACCACGAAAATACCCTAAAAGGTAAAAATGAGGAACATTAGCAGAATTCTTGTTGTTATATTCAAAAATTCCATACCGATCAACACCTACCACAACTTGAGGCGAGGAGTTGTAGTCAAAGTAACTTGCGGTTGCGCCGTTTTTTCTGAATTCGGCATTTGGCCCAAAGTAGGAGCTTTCCAAAAGTACTCCAGTAGCATCTCCAGGTAGCCACTGGCTCACGTCAACATCTTGCCAACCATTAAATTTGGGTGCTGTAATCGCAGGGGGGGTCCTAAACGCATAAAATTTTTCGTTGTCGAGCCAATATAAAACGTTAAAAGTCGTCCCTGCTCCCAGTCCAATGTAAGCCTCAAATTTACCTCCTTCAGAGGGGGCGAAAACATTGGCATGATACGATTGGCCCGTAACTCCTCCAAAGGTGCCTTGCCACCCCGGATAGTTTGTAAAAGCGGAGCTCCACGATATAACCTCGTTGGGGAGGCAAGATCCAAAAATAGTCCCTGCTGTCATGACCATGACGTCAAGAACGAGAAACTTTGCACTACTAGATGTGTACGATGATGTATCGACCTCCAAAACCCTCCCAGGGTTGTAAGCGATATACTCGGTTTGCCACGGGTCAACCGTATTGACAGGACGATTTGTGTAGGCAACGACGTAGAAATTTTGGTGTGAAAGGTTTTCCACGTAGGCTTGAAAGCATCTATTTGAATCCAGTTTCACCAAATTTGGGAAAAAGTCCACGTAGTCAGTTTTGCAAAGGGTGTTGTAAGTTGATCCGGTAGGACGTACGACCCTAATTTCTTCGTGGGTTGTCAAGTGATCCATGTAAAAAATAATTGCAGTTGTATTCACAGGAACAAAATTGTTTGTTCCTAAGTCAAACGTTGCCCAAACATTCGTAATCGTCAATCCGGCAGTAATGTTAATGGGGTTTGTAGGAAACACCCAGCCATCCCACGACAGGGTTTCACTTTGTTGGACCTCAATAGGAGAAGGTGGGAAGACGCCTAACTGCAAAGGTTGTGGATTTGTCCAGAGGGTTGCTCTTTTGCTCCCCATAAAATAACCCATAACATAAATTTCACCTGTGATATAAAACGCAGAATCTATGAACACCTGAAATTCCATGTTATAATCTAAGCCTACAGCCAGCTGATGTCCTATCCCACCATAACATCCATACTTGGGAGGACTCACGTCTTCTTCATCAATCCGAACCCTAAAACGTCCGTAGTAGTCATCATCATATCTTGCATATAAGAGAAGCCCACTTGCACCATCAGGAACTATTCCATCTGCAGAGTAAGTTTTCCATGTGTCAATGTTTACTGTGGTGATCGCCAGCTCGTATCGGGGATCTGTCGCAGTTCCCGCAAAGGCGTGCACATCTCCTTTACCATACCCCTGTAGGTAGGTATCCATCATTAGGTCGCTGACAAATTGATCGTACTGCTTGGAAGGGTTAATGCCTGTTACCCACATCCACGCGCAGCTTTGGACTCCATAGAAAGGTCCCAAGTATTCGGTGCAGTCAGCATGTTCCGCAAAATACGCACACCAGGTCGTTGCGGGCGCGATATTACGGAACATGAGAAAAGCTGTGTCAGCTCCATCCGCCACCTCGGAAGCTGTCTTTGTTTGCCACCCCGTCGCAGTGTTAGATTTTTCTACATATGTTTGCAATCCATAATCATTGTTTTGCTGATAGCAAAGAATCCAATGTCCCGGATGAATCTGTGGTCCCCAAGTTTCTGCATCAGAGTACTCACACTTTCCATCTGCGTTTAGCGGGGTGTACTGAACGTTTGCACAATTTAAACCGCCGCTTACAAAATCGTCAGATCCATCTATAGGGCGGTGGCCCGCTTGTTGGGTTCCTTCCTCATCAGGCCCCGACCACTTGGTAATCAAGCTCTTACAATTTCGGGAAACCTTTTGTGCACGAACCGGTCTGTACTCAAACCAGTTATAGCCATCCTGCCAGCCAGAGAGGTCCCGTCTTTCGGTATATGAACAAAACCGCTGTGTCCGAGCTAAGCCTGCGTTAGGAATTGGGGTCTTTGGGAACACCCACCCAGTTCCTGGAGGTACGGGCTGAGGGGAGGGAACCCCCTGAGTACACTCAAGCAAAAAATATCCTGGCGCGAAAACTGGTGCGGTGATGTAGCCAACGAGATATGCATTTATGCCGGTAGCTGATTGATAAATTTCAAAGATTTTGTTGCTATCTACTCCCACCATTATGAACTTTTGGCAGCCAGCATAAAAGTCAATGGGACTTGTTATTGCGGTTGTGGAACTGTTCTTCCTGGCGTTGTATTTTACAGAGCTTCCCGAACTGTTGTACACTTGTAGAATTGCGCCGACAACAGGGGGCGACCCAGATTCGATATAGGTAGAAATATCAAAATCAACCCAGGCACTATAGGTAATCGTGGCGGGCAACAATTGAGGACCTGAACTTAAAATTCGAAAGTCGGAACCTCCTTGCCCAATATAGTAGCAGTCAACATTGGCGTTTTCAATTTTCATGTCAAAACTGTGGTTGGTTGACAAACCAACCACTGCAAGTTGACAGGTGTTTTGGTAAATATCGTAATAGTAATCGTAGCTAAAATCTGGTCTCCTTACAGCATACTGATAACTGGAGTTGCCAGTGTTATTCACCGCAAGTAATGCAGCTTTAGCAGAGGGGTTCGAAATTAGCCACTTATAGTTTGGTTGAGCATCGTTGCGCCAAGAAAGATTGATAGGCTGATAACTGCCCGTCGTTGAAAGTGATTTATCTGCGCTGTAGGTTGAACCATCAGGGCCAGGCCAATTCGTATAACGACAACGTCCAACCACATAAAAACTTAAACTTGCATGGTCAACATAAACCTCAAAAATTAACGTTCCGTTGTAAAATTCCACCGGCACAAGAAGCCACTCTGAGGTGTTACGGTAAACGGTTGCCGTTCTCGTTTCAGAACAGGCATCTGCCCTTAAACCAAAAGTGTAGTCCTTATTGCTCGCAGTGTTAGTAACTTGGATTAAAAGCATCGTTGTATCTGGAGGGTAATCAGTAACTAAATCGCAGTTAGCCCACTGATCAAGAAGATTATTGTAACGTGAGGGGTCAACAAGTCGGGGATCTTGGAAGACCCAGCCACTAGCTTGGGGAGTTGTGCCATCCTCCCAAACGCGATACAAGGCATTGCCCACCATATTTGAACTGACGGTTACGCCGACAGTTGTAAAAATTGTTTCGAGTTCACCAGCAACTGAGGGTGTAGGAAGGGAGAAGACACCTGTAACAGGTCCAACTTGAGTGATGCTCATGCCAGGGTGAATCTCGGGGGCAGGCTGCGAAGCGCTAAGATTAAGTCCCCAAACTTCAAACTGTAAGTCTAGGTTAATGTTAAGTGAGGGTTGGTTTGCACTAATTGTCAATCCCGGTGGCATGCTGACCATGAAGTCATATTCGAGAGCAGGATTAAGTAGTGAGCACGATATAGTAAGGCCACTTGCAGTTGCAGTTGCACCGCCTTGAACCGCAGCTCCTAACAAGCTCATATTTACTGTTAACGATTCTGGGAGGCAGGAAGCGAACACTCCGACGGTGGGCGCTTGTAAAGTGCCTGAAATTGTGAGCCCTTCAACCGCAAAGACTTGACCGAAAAAGACGTTAGGACTTTCTAAGCTGCAGGAAACTTGAAGTGCAGCATCAATAGAGACTACTGCACCTGCATACGCCAGTATTGTTGGTTCTTGAGCGGAGAGAGAGGCACTGATAGTCTCAAGAGAAACCTCGACCCCTCCCGAGGACATAGGCAAGACCGTGAAAGGGGTGCCCCTATTCCAATAGAGCAGCCCTGAAGTGTTAAGAGATGGCTTGAGAAGAGGTTTGCCTCGAGACCAATACTTTAAAGAATCACCCATTTATTGGAGTCCAAATTTCACATCTATTGAAAATTTGTCTCCGGTGCACGCCTTACTTACGGGAAAGACAGGGTTAGGCAGGTTTCTGGAAGACAATCTTGAACATTGTATTAGCAGGAAGGGCGTTGCCAGCAAAATCGTACTTAGCAACTACCGCCGAAAAAGTGAAAGGAATTTGGTGGGGAGAGAACCCAAAAGTAACTTCAGGGGCACTTGAAGGTAGGGCCTTAAAAAAGTCAATTATAATTGTACCACCAGACGGAGTTTGGTGGACTGCTCGTAACGACATTGAGTCGACAATGTCACCTGTAGCATAAAGCGTTTCAACGTTACCCTCCTCTCCAAAATAACCTCCTAAAGTTTTTTGCCAAGTTGAAAGATTCCACTCGAGACCCTTTACTGTTAAAGTAGCCTCAACTTTCTTAGTTTGTCGCCACTGTAAGCCTGCAGGGGATCCTGCAAAAAATTTAGCATCCTCTGCAGTGATCTTCAAATCAGCCTCATAAACTGCACCGAGGTCGATGGTTGGCGTTTGCCCAGCGGCACCAACATAAATTATCGCCGGACCTATAGAAATTCGTTGGACGTCAAAATTGGGTAAATTGTAAGGCATCAGTTAACCCCCAGGCGTATCTTTTGCGTATACGGCTTTGTAATCGTATGAGAATCCGTGTGGCCAAGTATCGATATGAGTATATTGTAAGATGTGCCACCCTGCATCATACCAAACGTAGTTGTCCTGTAAGTAGGTAGCTCCCGATTTTAAATCAGTCCAAATCCCTGGCAGCCCATCAACTGCGCCCTGGGGTGACCATACATACCTATAGCCAAATGTCATACCACGGGTGGTTAAGTCTGAAGTTGTCCAAGCCCACACGTTGTCACCTTGTTCAACATCCAAATCCACCACCCAAATTGCATCACCCACAATTCCGAGGTGGGGATTACGATACCAATCATTGCACACAAAAACTTCAATTTGGCCAATTCCGGCTTCGACCCCAACTGTTTGCCCCTCTGAACCCTGAATCCAAGCCTTAACACCAAGGTTTTGAATATTTGATAAAGTCCACCCCCCAAGCGGTACGGCCAACGTAGTGTAAGGCCCGAATCCCTCATTTGAGGCATCGCTATAGGGCACATTGTCAAAATCGAAAAGGGAATTAACGGACCAATTGAGGGTGCCTAAAACCGAAACGCCACCCGCCGACGTAACCTTTGCTGCTATGCTGCTATATGTAATTCCAGACTGCGAGCTAACGCCGTAGATTCTAGCCTTAACTTCTGTAACGCCGCCCTCAAACGAGGAGAGTGAGCCGATGCTTACCCCCCGCCCACTTAAGTAATTTTCGGTTTCGCTACCACATGTCTGGCAGTACGCAACGTTTGCCGTGTTTGATTCAAAAGCCCAGGCGTCGTTTGACCATACTCCAAAGGGGTCATAAGGTTCACTAATATGTGCGTCACAAATAAACGGTTCACCATCACGTTCGTAATATCCATCCCAAGCCCAAAAATAGCCTTTTGTTCCAGTTCGCTTGTCGGTATGAGCTTGATCAATCCAGTCTTGATCATAGTTACAACTAGCTGAATAAGGAGTCATAGATGCGTAAGGACAAAATTTAATATCTGCTTGAGGATATTTGGATAGCGGAGCACATGGTATTGGAATTGGTTGCTCTCGTGACGCGTAGTAAATGTAATGAGTGTGAGTCGTTTCCCAAACATTAGGATTCCAAACAAGACCCCCGCGATAGACATCCATTGGCCGTTTAATTAACTCGAAAAACGACTGCCGCTTTATTTTTATGCCGTCACTATCGTAGTGGGGTCTAGGTAAAAGGTAGTGAGGAGTCATATGGAAATCATAGGTCCCAGTGTAAAGTCGTGGAATCTCGGTGTTTAGGGCTCGACAGTCGGGGTTAAAAACTCGGGAATTTGCAGGCGGTGACGCAGGGGGATCGAGAAATGTCCAGTAAGCCTTTGGTGATGACTCAATATAACGCTCTTCAATTGTAACAAGCCACTTAGTAGTGTCTTCCTCATAAGGTTCAATGCTGGCAACCTTCATCATTTCATCGCCCACAAGAATTGTTTTAACTGCAGTAACATCCCATCGATAATGGAAATCAGGCTCCATTATAAAATCCATCCCGGAAATCGCGGGCCCATTAAGGGGTGAAACTGTGCCAATACAGGCATATAGGGTTTCATCAGCCCAGTCATAAACACCGTCTCCATCAAGATCTATTTGATACAAAACGGCGTCAAGAGGGGGCACTTCATACCACTCCATGCCAGGTTTATTATTGATCAAGTTCCAGTTAAAAGATGCACCTGCACGAAAAGTAATGGGCGTTAGTGAGTAGGGAAGAGCTAGCAAACCTCTATAATAGCTCTCATAAAATCTGACGTCCCATTCAACGTTACCTGGATCCCAATATTGTGGGTGATCAACTTCAAATTCAAACCCCACAAAAGCAGTTTCAGGGGCGTGAAGGTCTTCAATGGCTTGGATCTTCCACACATTAGGCCCCTGCTTGACCTTTTCAACGACTCGAAAAACGCCTGATAAATTGTAATAATCATGTTTGAGCCGAAAACACTCATAAACTTCTAAGACATCGCCAGCTGTGAAGCACTCAAATTCAACAACTGTCCATGGATAAGACTGGCGATGGAGAAGCCGGTTACAAACTTTCTGGGCGGTTACCACGTTAGTGTGCACGTCAAAGTTAAACTCCTGTACGCGTACCGTGCCAGATAGATTCTGGTTTGCGAGGTTCTCAGCATAAACAGTGTTTTGGTCGTGCTCGCGATGAATGTCGTTAAAATTTACATAAACTACGTTTTTCGTGGCATACCATGACGGACGAGTAAAGACGAAAGAACGAGCTTTAATATCAACGTCAGTAATCAGCGGCAAATTCGCAATGATGTAATCGAAGCGGCGCAACTTAAGGAAAATTTTGCCTCTCACGTACACAAGTTCACCGTCGATCCAATCAAGCATTGTCCTTACAGAATTAAAAATTTCACCACCTACAATAGCGTGACCCAACCCGAGACCCTCAAGATACAGAGTCTCGCCGACCTCGACAAACGACTCAACAGCCAACAATTCAACGTCTAAACCAAAACCGTAATTTTGGTTGGTGAGTATATCGTAAAGAGCCTGCGCAGGATTGATTCCGCGCCCCCCGTCGGGGTCATCGATGACGTTTCTCAAGATTAGGTTACAGGGTGCATAGTATCTCGCGAAAGTAAAAGAAACTGCCGGAACTGAGGGATTAGAGCCTAAGTTCCATTGCGCGGCAAGATAAGCAGTATCTCGATATGCGGGGGTCCATTCTGAGTGCCCCATGTAAGTGTTTAATCCATTGTCTACAGGTTGAGTACTGGTGCCAAAATAAATATTTCCAGCCCATATAGGTCCTCCTGTGCTGAGGCTAAAATAGTCGCTCGCGATAGGAATGGGCGCATAAGCCGACCCTGTAGGAAGGGTCCATACTCCATCATTGAGCATTTCGTGTACAAGCCCTGCGGCCGAGGCACGATACTTATTATGTATTGTAAAATCGCTGTTAAGATCAAGTCTCAGGAAAACATCGATGGGACCCCAAGCAAAAACGATAGCTGAACGTACGTTATAAGTATACGTTATAATATGAACATCGGGAGCGCCTCCTTTACCTCCCCCCATCTACAACCTCCAAACTCTTTTTGGATATTAGCTTAGCCCCTTGCCTCCTCCTCCACCTCCTGGGGCATGTTCCGATTGTCGCCATACCTGCCAATCTCCCCACTCAACAAGGTTCCCACCTAGACGGACTTGCCCAAAAGTTGCAGGAATTCCCATTCCGATTTTTGTAGCTGACAAACGAAATTCCACAAAAGTGGGGTCTTGTTTTTGCCCTCTCGGGGGCTTATACATCAATGCTGCAACTGTGTAGATCGCAACTTGAGCGACAAACAGCACCAACGAAATAATACCTAGAATTGTCATACCTACTCCTCCTCAAATACTCTAGCACGAAACACATGAGACACGCGTTTCCAAAGATTTGGTGGAAGGGGGGCCTCAATCACATGCGAAAAACGGGTAACAAAAATAAAATTTTCCCCTCCCGTATAAATGGCTGTTTGGCAAGGAATCCCCCGTAGAGTAACAACCACAATGTCACCCGTTTGCAAATCCTCCTTTTCTACAAGGACACAGAAAGAACTAAGGAATCTAGTGACGGCTTCAGGACTATCTTGGAAAAGGCGGGGGTGAGGCTTCGCCCTCAAAAAACTTCCATCTACTTTTAAAACCTGTTCAATGACTGCTAGGACAAAACGGCTGCAATTCGTACCGCCCCTTTTGACTCCCGCGTCTCGCATGTAGGGAGTTCCAATCCATGTCCGAGCTTCAGTGATAAATTGTTCTTTTATCGTCACTTTTTACCACCTCCTTCAACCTCAACCTCAGTTGAACGTAGCCCTGTGAGCCGAATCGCTTCATACGGTGCGTGGGGAAACCCTAAATAACTCCAAGGGAAAGCACCAAACTTGTTGTGGCACGTTCTCATGGTCTTATCACATCCCGCAACTAGATTCAAAGACATATTCACGGTCCACTCAACGGGGAAGGGATGGAGAATATCAACGAGGTGGGCATCGATTGTAGTGCCATTAACAACATATTGAAAATTTTCGTCCCAGACAATGTGTCGCTGAGTGTAGCCTGCAACAACGTAGCCGAATCGATACCAGTTTTTTTCTTGGGTGGCCCCACTGACGTAGAGTCTCGTTCGTTCATTTCCCCAATCGAGTAAGGTTACTGCGTCAGTAAAGGAGTTGATGTTTACGGTGCACGCCAAATGATAAAGGCGTCGATTACAACATCGAGTGACGATGGCGCGTGGAAAATTATCCCTTGCTTGCTCAATAAAGGAAAGAACCCCTAACTCCAAAGTATTTTGATTAACTTTACAGGAGTTGACAAAGCCTGTAAACGTTGGTAAAGTAGTACCTGCGTTTACATTGTAAGTCCATATTTCTAGCTGAACTGGAGCGTCGAAAGGAGTTTGGAGGTGGTCCTTTAAAAATCCCGCTTGGGTCCAGGGAATAGAAAGATTAACCTCCCCAACAATCTCTTTTAAATCAAAAACAATCTCCTTGCTGTCAATTGCAGTGGCCACATACGTTATTCCACCAACAAGATGAGAGTAGTTGTCGTTGGTGACATAGTAGTTATTAATAGTTGAAGTGAAGCGGTAAAGATAGACTTTCACGGCTTACGATTCCTAAATAGCATAGTCCCCGCATCGTGTAAATCCCTTTCTGACCATAAGTAGCGCCGGAGCTCGAGAGTTAAGATACCGACTTGGGTGGACAAAAGAACTTCACCTAAAGTTGCTTGACCAATAAGCCAAGCAACTGACTGGAACCCCGCGATCAGGAAGGGAGCGAAAACCACAACCCTAAACAAAACTCGGCGATTAAGCATAAAAACCTCCGGAACTCCTTCTACGAATAATCCTAGGACCAACACGATTTACAATTACATTGCCATATTTCTTAGTATTCAGAAACTCTTCCAATGATTTTTCGTCCACAACATTTACCACAGTGATTTTCATCTCGTCTGCTCCACCCGAAGGCACAAAGCCTCCTCCTTGAAAATGAGAGCGCCCCCCATACATTTTCAAGGTGTTCATAGCCCCGCCTAGCCCCCCGAAGCCACTTACTCCATATTTAGCCAGAGCTTGTAGCTCATAGAAGAACCGAGGTCCGAACATCTCAACAGTCCCCCTGTTCACTACAAATTCTCCGGGTTCTAGCATCGCAGGAATGATGTCGCCACTTCCAGATCCTGGCACCGTGCCGCCGGCTTGACTTTTCAAGTACTTCTCTTCACCTGGACCTGCACGTGGGCCTAAATAAGGAGTTCCAGGTTGCCATTGATAGACTAGATAAGAAGTCTTTTCGGGCTCTTTTTTCTTGCCTCTCCCAAACATTCCTATGAGCATCATTATGATACTAAATATGGATCGTATAATCCCAAAGATGCCAAACCCTCCTCCAAGCCCTCCTCCCCCTCCTCCCCCTAATCCGCTCCCGACCCCAGCGCCCC